GGTAACCAAAACCCCCCGTGGCTTGACTGCCCTACCTGCCCCTCCGACTGCTGGAGCAGAAGCCGGTGCGAAGACGGGCGGTGCCCACACCCCCACCTTTGCCCCTGCGACCAAACCACGCACCGCTACTCCGGCTCCATCTACCGGTATGCCCTCCGGCTACTTGGGCCATGCCCCCCTCAGCCCGGCCCAACGCGAGGCAGGGGACAAGCAATTGGGGGCGGCCAATCGTGCAGCCGAGATCATCAAGTCTATCGGCGACCGGCTGGAACTGCTCCAGAGTTTCGTAGCGGCCAAAAAGATCCAGCTCGTTACCGACCCTGACAGTGGCATCATCAAGCCCCTGATCGCGCGTAATGTGCCACTCTCCGCCGAGGAAGCGGAATTAGCAGCAGACCTAGTCGAAGCCCCTGAACACATCAACACCTTGCGCCTGCCGCTAGGGGGTGGGGGATTCCGCAGCGTGCAGGCGTGGAACGCTCTAGTGTCGCTGGCTGGCAACCCCATGGCTAATCCGCAAGTAACCAAGGGCGTGATCAAGCGGACGCTGGAGAGCTTGGCGTCGCAGCGGAAAGCTATTGCATTGGCGCTGGAGGGTAAGGGGAAGCTGGCGAACATCGAGGAGGCACCGGGCGGGGCGCGGGATGTGACAGGGAATAGGCTGGCCCCTCCTCCTTCTACTACTGGCACCGTCAAGATGCGTGCTCCTAACGGCCAGGAGCGTGACATACCCTCCGCAGAAGTCGAGCACTACAAGGCCAAAGGTGCCACGGTGGTGCAGTAGTGGCCGACGATTGGTTTGCCCAGAATAAGCCTGCGACTCAGGGTGGCGACTGGTTTGATGAGAATAAGCCGTCGTCTGGGCCGTCCCCTCTCAGGCGTGGGGTGGGAGCGGCGGCTGAGGCATTCGGCGGTGCAGCGAAGGGTATGCTGGCTACTGTTGGCGGCCTGATGCCGTTCCAGCCCCCTCAAGCCCAACTCCAATCCTTATCCGAACTAGGTGAATCCGCCCTGCCTTGGCTTGGCAACCCTACCCCCTACGGCGGCAATATGGCGCTCAACGTGGTCCACGGTTTGCCTTTCATCGGCCCGACCGCAGCCCAGGTGGCGTCCGAGGTAGGGGAGGGGAAGTATCCAGAGGCGGCGGGGCATGCAGGTGGCAATCTGGCAGCGATGCTACTGGCTGGTAGGCTCGGCACTCCCAGACGCGGCAGTGCGGCGGTACCTGCGCCTGAAGCCGCTTATACTCCACGCTATACCGGCACAACTCCCGGCACCGTAGTCGCTCCTGAAGCCACAGTGGCATCGGCTGGGTACGGGCCTCTGTTGCAGCGCGTAGGTAATGCTGCGGTGGGGGTGGCGAGCCCACGGATCAGGCATACCATCGAGTTGGGGAAGGCGGCGTACGATCTAGGGAAGGAAGCGATGGGCAAGACGGAACTAGCCCTTACCCCCAAGCCACTCCCTCCTCCTCCCGTCCCCGAGATGAACACTGGTGGCCCACCCATCGCCAAGTACACCGTCACCGGTACTGCCAATCGCACTCCATACCTAGCCAACGTCCCCAAGCGCACAGCGCCTTCTGCTCCTGCTGACCTACCGCTTCCCCCTGCTCCCCCACATCCCGAAGGCGCCTACGAGATCCCGCCCGAGGCCCGCACCACCCCGCGCGGCACCGCCTCCCCCGAACACTACGAACGTGGTGCCCGTACCGTTAAGGCCCGCGCCCTCGCTCGCCACCTGAAGATAGGGGGCACGACACTGGAGCAGGCACAGGCAATGGCGATGGACGATTGGAAGTCGGCGGCTAAGGAAGCGGGGGTGACGATGCCAAGCGAGGCCAGCATTCAGCAGGCGCTAGTGGAGTTTCGTAAGATGCTCGGCAAATAGCTGGTCGTACTCCGGCGTCCCCGGAAAGCACCCATACTTGCTGAAGAAGTATTCCCTATTATGGGCGGCGTTCTGCTCGATCCGCAGCTTCTCCCCCTTATCCGCTGACTTGATCGTGGCCGATCCATGATGCAGAAACGGTATGCTCAAACAGACGGCTTTGATACCCCGCCGATGCAGCTCCACATGGGCGCAGTTATCCTCGTAGAATGCCCCCACACAGTTCTCATCAAACCCGCCTATCGCCTGCCATGCCGACAGCTTCATCATAAAGCAGGAGAAGTCCGGGTGGGGGCGGGCCGTGATCTCGCTATAGGTCATGTCTTCACCGGGTCGGCGGCTCACACAACTCACTAGTCCCACGTCATGGTTGAGCGCCGCGTACCACTCCAGCTCCTTATAGGTATCGGGCAGCAGCTCAGTGTCGTTGTTGACGATGAGGACGTGCGGTAGGTGCATATAGTTGGCCGACTTCATGATCTGATTCCACACGTGCGATACCGAGGCTGGCTCTTGGTGGGAGATCGCGGCGACGTGGGGGTTTTGTGCCGCTACCGACCGCAGCCACTGAGCAGTGCTATCCGTCGACGCGTTGTCTACTGCCAGCACCGACACGTAGGGCGCAGTTTGGGCCAGCAGGCTCTTGAGGCAGGCCTTCGACAGCTCCACGTTGTTCCTACAGGTCATCGCTATCAGATTCATCCCGCCCCCAGTCAGCCCTAGCCTTTTCCTGCTGTCCCTTCTTAATGTCCTTCAGGATGTCAATCACCCGCGACCGCTCCCATGATTGCAAATCATCGGCATACTTCACTGGCCTTTTGAACTCTCTTGTCAGCCAAGCCTCCCGCTGCTTGGAGGTGTTGAAGCCGCAGTCGGCAAACAGCAGCGCGATATATTCTAGCTGGTTCACTTGATCGCCTCACACCCCAATATCCACCAGTCGCAGCTGATGGAAGCATTTTCGATAGGCCGAAAGTCAAAGCTCTTGACTGTCTTCCAGCTTGCCACGCCCAGCGCCTTCGCCAGCGTCCTCCCCGTATACAACCACTTATGCCTGTCTGCCTCGTCCCCCATGTAAGCGCCGTAGAGGTTGACGCAGAAGGTGAAGTCGTCGATCATGTGGGCGATCCAGCGTCGGCATAATAAATTGAGATCAGGAGTTGTTACAATTAAACTCCCCCCCGGCTGGAGGATGCGGTGGCATTCGCGGATAGCATTATCTAGTTCCCCCAAGCCGAAGTGCTCGATCACATGATGCAGCACAATCATCTCGGCTGAGCTGTCGGCAAACATGGGCATGTGGTTGCAGTCAGCTACCACGTCGGGGTTCCACTTAGGTTGGATATCGCAATTAGTCCAACCATCCCCAAACTTTCTCTGGCCGCTGCCCACGTTGAGCTTCATGGCTTACATACCGGCGATGTATATAGCATGACTAACCCAGAAACTATCCAAACGATGATGGTCCATGTGGTTAATAGGAATACTCTCTTCACTTGGGAAACCCCTGTGCCCTTCTCCTGCCCAGTATCTCTAGCCCTCTGTCGTATCGCTCCTGCGAATTCTGCCGCTTGTAGATGTCATCGAATGGCACCGTGGTCCCGATCCAGTGCCGGTGCTCGAACAGCAGATGCCGCGCGTCGACTACCACCCCGTCTCGCCTAGCCTTCTCAGTGAACTCGTCGTCCGCATACATCCCTTCGTAATCAGGATGAAACAGATAGCCGTAGCGCTCGTAATACTTACGTGTGAGAAAGCTGTGAGCCATGCAGCGGCGCCACTCGTCATCGAGGCTGGTCCCTGTCCTCACCTCTACCACGTATTCGCCGTCCAGGTCGGGGATAACTTTGAGTAGCTCGGTGTCCCAGTGAGTGGGCGGGTATAGGTCGTCGGCTACCTGGATGATGAATTTGCCGGTGGAGGCTGCGGCGGCACAGTTCCACGCATCTACGGCGTTCTGGCGCTTGAAATTTATTTCTAACTTTGCCGCGTAGAGGGGTGGTATATCTGTGTTGAAGTTATTATTTTGAGCGATGAGGTCGTTAAGATCAATGCACAAAATGTACTCTGTATCATGTGGTTTATCGCAGGACTCACACCACGCAGTCGCAGCCTTTCGCCATTCGTCAGGCACTCGCGCCGTCGCATGACATAGAGAGAATGTGGGCTGGTTAGCGGACAAAGATGATGTTCTCCTCGTTCTGCATCGCGGTCTTATAGCCGTTAGGAATCTCCACCCAGGCCCCATCATGCTCCACGCAGATCACCTTAGGAGTAGCGACCAGCAGCAGATCCCTCATCACGGCCACGCTTGTCCCCTCGGTGTCGATGCTGACCACATCGTAGGGGCCACGCTCCAGCAGATCCAGTATCCTGAGCGTAGGCACCCAGTAGCGGGCCGAGAATCCCTCGTTGATAAACCGATCTCTGTTGTCGATGCTGGTAGTAGAGTAGGTGCGTGTGTTGTTCCAGAACGGCTGCATACTGCCATCCCCCACAGCCCCGTGTACCAGATCAATCTTGTCGTTATCCCCATGCCGTGCCAGCAGCGCCTGGAATGCTTCTAGTCCCGGCTCCACCATCACCCCCCGCCAGCCGCGCTCGACCAGACACATGGTGTTGGAGTAGTTATAGCCGTCGTAGGCCCCTATGTCCAGGAAGCACCCCGTCTCCATGAACTCGACAGCTTTGAGAATGTAATCCTGCTCATCCTTCTGCGAATATTTCATCCCTTTAAGTTCTCCCCTGCTATTAGCTTCCCGCTACTGGTCTTGTAAATTGCCGGGTGCTCATCTGTAGCAGAAACAACCAGCGTGTACTCGTCAGGAGAAGGAGGCAACGGCATCCAATGCGTGGGCTTCAGAGCATTCTGAACGACTGGCGTCAGCGCGGGGTCTATATTAGTCCAACATTCCCCATGCCAGTACAGCACCGTGGGGATACCGAACTGACCTATACTGTTCTTCCATGCGCACAGAACCCAAGTGCCATCGCGGGGTGCAGTTTCTATTGGTTGCCAAACCGTCATCCTTTTATCCTCTGTATGCTCAGCAGCGTCCCCTCCCCCTCCTGCCCACCCTCGGCGATCCACATGGGCGGCTGGGTGAGATTCATCCGCAGCCGCCAAGCGATGATGGAGGCCGCAGTCTGGTCATGGCGGTGGGCGATGAAGCTGGGATCAGCCGACCCAGCCTCGTCAAATACCCCCTTCAGTCCCATCCCCGCCCAATGAAACAGAAACTCTAGGGCAAACTCCCGAGTCAGCCCGAACGCGGACGCAATGACGTGGGGGATGTGGTTGAGTTGATCCCTACTCAGCCCTACCAGCCGCGCCGCTTGGTCGCTACAGAATGGCCCCGTCATCAGGTCATAGTTGGCGCTCATCCAATACCCCTGCTGCTCGATCAGCTCCCACAGCGGCGTCAATTCAGCCAACGGCACGATCGAGGAATCCGCCCACAGCATCGTATCTATCCCCAGCCTCACAGCTTCCGTCAGCGCCGCCACCTTGAACCCATAGGGCACCATCTCGTGACTAGGGGAATCGGGGGGTAGTTCCTCAGACCAGAAAATAAACTCGGACCTTTCGTTTAAATTCAACAACGCTTGGTTGAGCCGCTTCTGCCCGATCAGGTAGTTGCCGCCAGTAGCTACATTGACGATAGCCCTCACGCCTTCCACCTCATCAGCCCCAGCCCATGTGCCTCCCGCGAATGGTCCACAAACTCCCATTGGGGGTTGGCCTTGCAGTAGTCGAGAATAGCCACCGTCATGTGGTTGCCTAGCCCGAACATCCAAGTGTCGTGGAAGATCCATAGCGTCTGGGGGCCAGCGAACCGTGACCAGATCGGTAGCTCCAATTCCATGTGTTCGTAGGTGTGGATGGTGTCGATGAAGATGATATCGGCAGAGTGGTCGGGTATAAGCTCGGCTACCTTGATAGCGGTAGATGGGGCTTCCGACGGCCCGCAGATAAAGTGCCAGTAGCTATCCGGCACCTCCTCCACCCCCTCCGGCCTGATATCGACGCCAATGTGCATCTTCACCTCAGCCGCCGACCGCTTCAGCCCCCGGGCAAATGCTCTGGTCGAACCAGCCCCCGTTCCCACGCCGACCTCGATAATGATCCCGGCCTTCGACGCAGCCTCCTCCATGAACGGCATGTGGTAGGCGATATCCGACTGATCCGGCAGACTCATATATCATTCCATTTATCCAGCTTGAGCCTATTATCTTCGTCGTCCAGCACCACAACGGTTTGGCCTGCGCGTAAGAGAATATTGATGACGGTTACCTGTGATACTTCCCACGTGAGAAAATAAAAGGCCGATATGTCGCGCAGATCAACAAACACACTTGCCCCACCGTGGGCCTTCAGCTGGACTTTTAGGCCGTTCATTCGTATACCACTCCCTCCACCCGCTTCTTATGCTCATGCCCCGGACTCAGCTGGCCGTCGGTCTGTGTGATGCCAGTATCCAGCACCACATGTGGCCATACCGCCCCCACCTTATAGCCGTCCGCGCGTATCTTCTGGCAGAAGGCGTGGTCCTCGCTCTGGCCGACGCCGGGGGCGCCCGACTCCTCTAGTGGGCCGTAGGTATCCCAAATACCCCATCGCATCAGCCACGAAGTGCCGGCGACCGCGCCATATTCATTGACCTCTCCTTGGTGATTTATTACTTGGTGGTATGGATGGTTCTGCCCTCCTACTAATACATACTGCGGATCGACATCATCTGCTAGCTTTGTCAGCTTCTGTGACCAATCTTCGGTAAAAAAGACATCATTGTCCGACATATACAGCCAGTCGCCGCGACCGAAGTAGTGCTCGCTCCAATACACCCCCAGATTCTTGATCTTGCTCACCACCCCGTTGGATCGACCTATCCGCAGCACGCAGGCATTAGGTGACTCTACCTCAAGCACGTCATCGCTTTGGTCGTCTACTAGGGTGAGGTTAAAGCTGCCGGGAGGAGTGTGGGAGTAGAGGCTGACCACAGCTTGGCGCGTGAGGTTGGGGCGATTCCTGGCTATCATGACGACGTTGATCATATACGTAGGGGTAGCTCATCTCTGAAGTTGTCATACAACCAGACGTGGGGCTCCCGGTGGTCGTCTTCCACGGTCTTCCCCTGCTTCCTCAGCATCTCCGCATACTCCACCCCCGTCGACGTCCCACCCCCATGATGGTGGCAGCGTATCCCCTGCATCTTCACCTTCCACCCCAGACGCGCCGCCATGAGACACAAATAGAGGTCGTAGCAGTGGAAGCCAAACGGAAAGCCATGCCACCCCCCGATCAGATCGAGGAAGCTAGTCCGCGCGACGATAGCGAATCCATCGACTACGGCTACGTCCTTCACCCCTGTCTCCCTTACCCCATGCACCTCCCAGTCCACCTGATTGGAGGCATAGTTGATGCGCTGCAACTGCTCGATACGGTATGGCGTCTTATAGATGTCGTCCACCGCCAGCCCGGTAGCTCCCCCAAACCCCAGGATGGCTAGCTTGGGATCTTTGTCAAACAGATGACGTACTGCTAGTGGCTCCAGTATCTCCAGATCATCATGCAGGAACGCAATAACCTCATGGTCCATGCTAAACGTCTCATAGAGCGTCTGATAGGCCTTCACCATGCCCACGTTCTCGGGGAAGTTGGAGTAGCAGTCGAGATCTAGCAGCGTACACAGCCCCATCCACTTCAGCCACTGATCCTGCTTGTCCTTGGATGTGCTAGCTGTTACCGCTATCACGCTTCAACCCTTTCCTCACCCACTTCTTCCATACCTTCACCAGCTTCGGCCAGTCCAGATGCTCCACCTGCCGCTCCTCCTCGCCCCCACCCCTATCTATCGCCGACCGTAGCGCTTGGGCCACATCCGCCGCCTCATATATAGCGCGCCTGACGTTGTGCGGCGTCTCAATCCTGAACGCCTTTGCCGCCACCTTCCAATGCCAGAAGTCCGACTGCGCCCCATATGCCCCCGTGACTACTGGCACCCCGCAGCTCATACTCTCGACTACGGGATAGCAGAACCCCTCTCCCCCTGAGATGACTAGAGTAGCGTCACAGGCCGAGTACAGTGCCGCCATCTCCTTATCCGACCGCTCCCCGATATCCGCCACCACCCGATCCGCCACCCCATACTCAAACGCCAGTGCCTGGAGGTTCCAGCCATGAATCACTCGATCCGTATGCGCCCACAAGATAGCGTTCGGTATCAAGCTCACCGCCTCGATCACGGTGGGCCAGTGCTTGCGATCCTGGTTGGACATGCAGCAGCCGATGAGGGGGGCCACAACGTCTACACCCAATATGCTTCTGCCATATTCCTTGTCTACTGGCTTGAACACGCTACGGTTGATGCCGTGCGGTATCCAGTCGATATCGGGGTGGTTGGTGACGGTGCGGGCCGTGATGTCATAGGCCCACTTGGATGCCAGACACACGCGATCATAGCGCGCCATCACCGAGGCCGTCTCATACGGCAGCATTCCCGGTGATGGCCCCTCCGCGTCCTGCATGAAATACCCCCAGCGTTTGAATCTGCCAGAGGTTAGGAATTTTTGCAGCTTCTCAGGCATTCCCTCGCTGGGATTGGTGAACCATAGGAGCCGGGTGGCGTCCCAGATCGTGAAGATGATGCCTTCTCTGCCGGCGCTTAGATCGCCCCATGCCTCGGCGATCTTGTGCTCCCCCCACCCGCCACGGAAGCTGTATTGCGCCCAAGGAAACTTAGCCCGCCCCGTAGCTTCCCTCCCTAGGTAGCCGACATGGAACTCGGGCATCGACGACAGCAGCCAGGCGAGGTCATGGCCGATGCGACCTAGGCCATTATGTAAGTCAGGACTATCCCCTAGGATCAGCAGTGGGGTGGCGCTCATGACTTGGCGGCGGCTTTCGATTTGAGTTTGCGCTTTGACTTAGACGTGTTGGCTTGTATGCGTCGAAGCATAGAGGGAATCATCTGGAAGTTGGGGCATAGGAGCAGATTGTTCAAGCGCTGCAACTCGTCACGAATATCCATAAGGATGGCTAGTTGTATCCACTCTGGGGTAAATCCATCATCCCTTTTCCATAGCCTCCAATCGACATTCTTAGGGCGCTCCACAAGATTCATATCGGTGCCCCAGCTTCCTTCAGCAGCCTCTCCACCTTGCCCCCCTTGGACTTCCTCCGACCACGGATCACAAGGTAGACGAATTGAGGCGTCACCTTGGCCCGCTCGGCGATCTTGGTCATGGTGCCACGATTCGCCGCCTGCCACATCAGCACCTTCATATTAGGGGTCGCCATGATTATCTTCGTTCTAACGCGAATACAAGGCGCTTCAGGAGGCTGACGGCATGCCAAGCTGGAACATAGTAACGCCATGCTAGATCCTCCCAATCCCAGTTTGGGTCAGAGCCAGCTGGCGGTATGCCCGTCTCCACATAGCTGTTTATGGCTTCTATCGTCTTTTCGTGAGCGGCAAACTTTGAAGATGTGCCAGCGCCGAATACCTTGGCCAAATCATCGAATTCAGGTGGTGTAATTTTTTTAGCCATTGGAGGTTTAATTTTAACCTACTTGGAGAAGGTTGCAAGCAGGAAAAATATGAACGCTAGCCAAGACCAAGGGAATCCGGCTCCAAACAGTAGCTCTTTGGAGAACTCCGAGAGCATGTAGAACTCCAAGCGTATTTTTTCCCTGTTCATGAGGTTTAATTTTAACCTATTGACAATATCCGCGCAATAGGTTAATTTTAAACATCTGCTTTTCCCAAAGGCAGGTTGCTGATCCTCTGTCACCGTGGCGAGGGGGCTGATTCCCACATCCAGTCTCAGTCCTCCTCGCCCCTTTTTTCCTCCCGTCTAGTATTCACCAGCTTCCGCTCCACAAATGCCTTCCCCGTCTTGACTGATTTGGCAATCACCGCCGCCTTCACCCCGTTCTCCAGCAGCAGCTCCCGGCTGAGAGACTTCCGACCTTCTGCTTGTCTTTCGTAAAACACCCAATCCAAGTAGCGAATCCCCTTCTGCCTCACCTCGCGCTGCAACTCCCCGAGTGCCACCTTCAGCTCCTCCAGCCGCGTCTGGTTCTGCTGGATGAGCGCCGCCAGTATCTCGGCTTCCTCAAACAGACCAACCACGTAGAGCGCCTTATCCGGGCTCAGAATTTCCCTGGGGTCGGGCAGCTCGTCGTACTTTATGCTGCTTTTGCCCAGCGCGTCATGATGCTTCCCTCGGTTTTGATCGGCACCCTGCATCTCAATTCCCCGCTTTCGTCCACCAGCGCCCGCTCCATCTCCCATCTGCACACCTCCTCCACTTCCTCCGCCCACTCCGCGTCTACCTCGATCAGCAGCTCATCATGCACCGGCAGCAGCGCCTCCGCGTATACACCGCTTGCCCTGATCCCCTCCAACACTCTCTCGACGCGCGCCATCCCGATCTTCATCACGCCGGCGGCAGCGGCCTGGATGGGGAGATTCCCCGCCTGCCTCAACCCCGCGTACTGAACGCGCTCCAGCTGACTACGGACTTCTGGTACCAGACGGGTGCGCCCAAACATATCCCACACCATCTCGTACCGCCTAGCCCTCCAATGCTGGAGCTGAAAATACTCCAGCGCGTCTGGGTATAAATTAAACCACTTCTCGATGAATCGCTCGCACCACTCGATGTCCAGCCAGTCAGGCATGGGCAGGCCAGCAGTCGCATACGTCACCGCCATCAGGTCGTACAACCCGGAGGCAGTTAGCCCATAACAGTTGCTGACTAATTTGCCTTCGACGGTGAAGCGCCTGCGGGGGCCTGCATTGCGGATGTCGTAGACCGGCGTCTCCTGGGAAATCGGCACAGGATCTCCTGCCAAGAGACTCCCTGAGCGGCTAAGCGCCTCGTCGTGCCGAGTGTCAGGCGAAACCATGGGTAGTCCCTTACTAGCACTGGGTACAACTGAGTGGCAGTCAGTACTTGATTCTTGTAACGCACCCATTTGTTCCGTCGTGTGTTGCTGCCATTTTCCGAACGTGTCTCTAGCTCTAGATTCCCTGGCGCGTAGTGGCCGTCGTTGTCCTTTCGGCCAATATCCACTCCCCGATATGTCGGGTGCGGCAGATAGCGCAACATGTACTTTATGAAGTGCTCCGGGCTCTGAAACCTGCACTCGATCCCCCGACCGCCATAGTTGGGCCAACTCGGGCTCCTTGGGTTGGTGCAGCGCTGCCACATAGCCGAGTAGCGTTCCTGTAATACAAAGGCTCTCGGATCGCGGTATTTGGTCTGTTGGCACTTGCACTGTCGGCTTTTGCCACTTAGGATGTTGTCCACCGATACTTCCCTCACTACCTCGCAGGCCGTGCAGGTCATTTTCACATGCCTGTATGCCTTCCTCCCCAAGCGGTAAATCTTTGACGCCACCCGGAGCGTATCGAACGGGATGCTCTCCACGGCCTGTAACAGCAAGTTCAGATCCCTCGGCCACGGCTTGGGATAGGGGGATCTTTCGACCGTCTTGTACCCAAACTTTATGGTCCGGGGTCGCGGTGAGTCCTTGGTAGGTGATGACTCGCTTGATGCCTTTGTAGATGACTCCTTCATGGCGGACGAACTCCTCTCCGTCCCATACCATATCATGACATGACACGTTTTGTATAGGAATCAGTCCATGGTTTGTGAGCACCTGCTGCCCATGCGCGATGCATACTCCAAAGTTAATGTTTTTGCACGGATTACGCTGGGATATCTTGTCCACCTTATCGGGGTCGTCAATCCCAAACGCCCTCATCGCGGTCTCGGTATGGATGTCGCCTCCCGACTCGAACACACGTATCATGGCCCGCTCCCGTGCGCGATCCGCCAGCAGCCGCAGCTCTATCTGGGAATAGTCGATGCTAATGAGCCGGCAGCCGGGGCGCGAGATAAAGGCTCGGCGGATCATCTGGCCCAGCTTGGTGCGGGTAGGAATATTTTGCAGGTTGGGAAGTTTACTGGCCAGGCGTCCTGTAGACGTCCTAGTAGTGGGCAGCTGGGTGTGTATGATGCGCAGATCGCCTTCTGCTTTCGCCAGCAGCGGCAGCGCGTCGGCATAAGTGGACTTCAGCTTGGATGCCTCCCTATACTCCAGTATCTTTGGGATAACGGGATGATCGCGCTTCAGCTTCTCCAGCTGCTTTTTCCCCGTCGATATCCTGAGGCCGCTGGGGGTGCGCTTCAGATCCTTCCCCTCTCCCAGCTTCAGCGCCTTGAACAGTAGATCGGCTATCTGCTCGGCGGAGTCTACGTTGATGGCGATGTCGTCCCCTGATTCAGCCAAAAACGCGTTGAGGTAGGCAGGCGGGATATAGGAGGTGATCTCCAGCTCTAGTTCCGCCATCTTCGCCGCCAAGATCTCGCTAAGCTCCCCCAGCCTCTCCACATCAATCGCCACCCCCACCTGCATCATGCGGCAGATCTGGGGGATGGGGAGCAGATCGAGGGCACGCACGTTGGCTAAGTCAGGGTGGCCGGGAAGCTCGATGCCGCCGAATAGCATCTACTGATCCCAATCTTCTACCGGCACTTCCACCGCCAGCTGCTGGTCCATCCACGTCCCTACTCGCCCCGTCACGTCGGCATCCCTACACCCATACTCCACGACTTCCTCCAGCGGCACATGCCCAATCCCAGGCCTCGGCACCTCCCCGCATACTTCTACCAACTCATCAGTCACCAGCCCCGCCGCCTCCGCCCGCTCCCAGATGTCATAGTCAGGCTTGTGGGCGTGCTTGATGATCCTGGCGATGTCACGCTCCATCGCCGTACGCCTATAGGTGATCTTGAGCTTGGTTTTGAGCTGCGTCTCCTGCCGCTCCCGGTTATCGCTCGCCCAGTCCCATGCCCTCGACAGCCACTCCACCATGCGGGCGCGGGAGTAGGGCATCACCAGATCCTCCCAGGACTTCATCCGAATGCCGAATAGCCGCCACCCTAGCGCCTTCAAGCCTTGTGGTAGGTTGCCTCGGTGATACGCCTCTTGCATGGTGTCACGGAACTTGAACCCGGTAATCCCCATTTGCTCTAACCAGTAAAGGTCGTGTGGAGCATTGTGTAGGACGAGCCCTTCATAGTGCTTGATGTAGCCCTTGAACCATTCAAGCATTTTTGGCTCATTCAGAATCATGAATCCGAAGTTGGGGGATTGGGAAAACTGTAGCGAATAAGCGCCTTCTGCCGTGTTTTCTGTATCTACCGCCAGCCAACCTGACTGCCCGTATGCTGCTGCGAGCGGCGCATGGGTTAAAAGAGAGTATTGTGCATACCGAATACCATTAGGCGGCACCCACTTCTCCCTCCGCCACTGACCCATGCGCTCAAAATCCTGTATGAGCGGTATCATGAGGCTGGTCTGATGCAACCCCGCAGCCGGATGGTAGCTGGGCCACACCCACCCCTCCCACGCCCCTAACACGCTTCTGGCATGTTGCTTCTCCAGCCAGAGCGGTATCCCATGGTCCTTGTCTAGCTCAATCTCAGGCACTAGCTTGCACGCGGTCGCCCCCAATGGCACAATCACCCTAGGCCTGCACCTGGCTACCTCCTCTGCCAGCCAGTACCGCGCACACGCCGACATCTGGGCCTCGGTAGGCTTGGCATTAGATGCTCCTAACCGACACTTAAGTACGTTGGTGATGCGGACCTGGGACCTATCGAGGCCTGCTAAGGGCAGATACAGCCCATCCAGCTCCACTCCCGCATCTCCCACAAACACCCGCTGCCTCCTGTCCTCTTCCTTCCCCGGCTTCTCCCCAATCAGTAGGTAGTCACAGGGCTCGGGGCCGGATGGGTGGACGAAGCGGCAGTTGGGATCGCAGGCGGAGCAGCGGCTAACCATCAATCCCTACTAGCGCGCAATAACTCACAGCCACTGTCATAACCAGCCTGATAAACAGAATCCAGCAAATCCACTACTTCCTCTACCATGCTTCTAGTCCATCCACCAGACTTCCGCAAATAAGCTACCAACCTGCCTTCTCTATACACGCTAAACCCCTCAGGCATCGCTATCAGATCGTACATATCCCCCCTCCGCTTTCAACTCCTCTAATCCCTGCCGCTCCACCCGCATCTTCTCTGCTGCCTCCACCACCTTGGGATCGCGCCTAGCCCGCTTGATACTGGATATCGCCTGCTGCCGCGATACGTCCCATGCCTTGGCAATAGCGTCAAAAGTGTCTCCGCGATTCCGCCTCCACAGCATATCCACGCGGCGATTGAAGTGGTAGAGCTGGAGCCAGGTCAACGATTAAGCGCCTCTACGATCTTCTTCGCCCCCACCTTACCCACCGCCCCCTTGATCAGCCAGTCCTTCTCGGTCGCCATCACCATCTCCCGAACGCTCCCAAACTTCTTCGCTACTTCCCGCGCTCGCTGATCCAGCCCAGGCAACTGTAGCGCTACCTTCTCCACTAGGCTGACTCTACGCGGCACCAAGCTCATTCGTCTCCCCTGCTGCCCGTCTGCCGGCGCATAAACCATGTCATGAGCCTTGTGCTTGGCCCACTCCTTATCCGTCCACCACCGGTATAGGTCCACTATCTGCCATACTGACTCGCGCGGTGAAGCAGTGCGCCGATATACAACCCCAGCAAGAAGCTCCAGAGTTGTGAGATAGGCATCCACAGCCCGGTAATGAATGCCACGACCATGATTGCGGGACCAAGTACCGTTGTTGATCTCCAGTTCACCGTCTTCTCCAGGTCGCCATATCCCCTCCACAATCAGATAGCAGTAGTCGTACTGTTCAGCCATCCCCGGCAGCTGATGCCCCGACAGCCGCTTTGACTGCATGGAGGCAACCAGATCGTGTATGGTTTTGCGCTCGACGACAACCGCGCATTCCCCATTCGGCCCATGCCCCACAAAATCTGCATCCCCGTAGTCGAGCTTGGAGCGCTGGGGCCGGATACCAAACGGCTCGAATAGCCTAGCAAGCTCCCAAGAACCGGTCCGATAATCAAGACGGATCACTGAGTAGTATTGAACCAAGGCAGGGCATCCTCGGCTTCCATCTGCCTTCTACGCTCCTCCGCCAGCTCCTGCTCCGCTTGGTACTCACGCTCTATGATCGTTTGCAGGTGATCGGAGAAGCTGCCCTCCGGTCGGCGGATATCCACCTTCTCATCCACGATGATCACGCTATTCCCCGTAGCCTCCAGCTTAGCCATGTCGGCGGCTGCTAATGGATCATCAGCGTCAACTACAGTTTCAAACTCCGTTGTCCGCGTCACCCGTATTAGATACTCCATATTTATTCCCCTTCCTGCCCGATCACCATCATCAGGTTCTCCCACGTAATCCCCTCCCCCGCCAACCCATAGTCAGTCAGATCCTGCCCCTCCAGCAGCGTGTTGCCCTTGCAGCGGATAAGCTTGCACTTGTATTTGGCCCTGTAGGCGTCCTCGGGGTCCATATCATACTTCTTCTGACCGCTCGACAACTCAATAGTGGCCGTGACAAACCGATCGATCTGGTTGAAGCCGTCGGGCTTGAATTTGCCGCTGGGGGCTTGCTTCTTCTTCCCCTGTGTATCCACTTCCCCGGTGTCCTTCCATATTTCGGTAGCTTTGCAGATCAGGCAGAGGTTCTTCTTGCTCAGGGCATTGATGATGTCGATCATGTCCTGGTTGGGGGCGCCGCGCATGAACGACTCGATCTGGTTGCGGCGGCCAAAGTGGGAGAAGAGAATATAGTCGAACAACTGGCTACAGCGGTCGATCACGATATTCTCCACGTCTTTGTGGTCGTGCAGCGCCATCAGCCGGTCAATCACCCGCTTCAACGCCTCCGCATACACGGCCTTTACCTTTTTGGGGTCGTCGTTCATGGCGATCTCGACCGCTGCCTTCTCGCCGATGAATGGTTCCTTGTTGATGAGTATGGGTAGGCCACGCTTCACCCGGTGCTCATCCACGGTGGCCTTGGAGTTGCGATCGAGCGCGATCCAGCCGCTCATGCCGCCGTTGGTGGGGAGAGTGGTGCCAAACCGAGTGGTCCCCGTGTTCGCCTCGCCGAATACGCAGACGGCTGGCTTGACATCGGGCTTGGTGTCGGAGGTGAAGCCCTCTATTTTGATCTCACGCACGCGCCCGCTCCGGCTCTACCTGATCCTTATTTGCCATGACCACATTCCTCCAAAACTCCTCCAGCTCCTGCTCGGTGAATCGTAGCAGGTAGGTGCGATACACAGGCGAGGGCGGTCGGTAGTCGCCATTCACCCATAACACATGCAGCCGCGCGTAAGTGAGCCCCATCATGGCGCAGTAGCCCGCCATCTGCCACACCCATAACCGGTTCAAGGGGGCTAGGATATCGCCGTATTTGTTGAGCGACTTCCACGTACATTTAAACTCCTCCAACCAGTAGTACTTGGATGGGCTGGCTTCCTTAGACTTACCATCCGGGCTGCCAAATATCCCATCCCTCTCACATTCCCCAGGTTGCCACTCAATCGTCGGCCACAACCCCACTGCCCACTCCTCCCAAGCCATCCCCACCGCCATCCTCACCGGCATTCCATCCTCCTCATCCTCCCGCGTCAATATGCCCGCTGTCCTTGCCGCATACTCGATCACGCCGCTGAGATGGATGCCGGGTGAACGGGTAGTCGAGATGCGGCGCTTGGGGGTGCGGCTATTGATGTCCGACCAGTCGAGTTTGATTTCGGATTCGGATATGAGCTTGGGCATTGGTGAGTTAGCCGGGGACCAAACAATCGGGGTTTTCAAGGCCTCTACGACTGTTCAGCCCCCTACCTCAGTACTGAGGATCTTATTCAACTACCAGGGAATATCGCTCCCCAGTCGTCCCTCGTCGCCAAACACCACAGTCCCCTTGTCGAAGTCCACTGTCATGCCGTAGTCGGCGGCATGTTTGCGTAACCAGGCGTCGTCCTTGGTAAACGACATCACCGGCACAAACAAGCGGGGGTCGATCTTCCGCTCCTGTAGCTGCTGGTTGATGCGAGTGTTAAGGGCCTTGCGGGTCATGGAGACGCCAGGATTCGCCTCCTGGAGCGTGACCAATATCATCGCCAGCAGCCCCTCGGCTTCAGCGCCCTTGTCCTGCCCATTCGCCGCTGCCCCGACTGGTGCCTTCCCCGTGGTCTTGGATTTGGGCTTCTCGTAGGGGGCACGGATGATGCGGTCGACCACCTTGTAGTTGATGGTGTTCTTGTCGTCGGGCCTGATCTTCTCGTCGGTGACTTTGGTCTTCATACGGCACACTAGCCCCTTGAAGTCGGGCGCCCAGATGCGATCCAGATACTCTTCCTTGTAGCCGGCGTCCTTGAGCGACCCATAGAGCTGGCTCACCGACGACTTCTCATGGGGCATCCAGCTGGTATTGACCAGAAACAGGGTATTGCCCCGGCTCTCCCCCGGATCTGCCCCTGCATCCTCGATCTCGTTATCATCCGGCGACTCAGCCTTACCCGGATGCACTTGGGCCAGCGACTTGCCGCCGCATGAGAATAGCAGCCGCTCGGTCACGGGCGTGTCGTCTTCCGGGTGGGTAAGCGGCTCTAGCTCCTCATCCAACCGCGTCACATCCCATACGAGCGACGTGGTAATCAGCCGATCCGGCATCCCCGGCTGTGGATCTTGCGGCTTAGGCACAGAGAAATAGCTGTCATCGACCCTGACATTCCCCTCCTTGAATCCGCCACCGGTCGATTTGACGGCGTTTTTGGGGTTGAGTAGTCCTTTTGGCATTGCGTTCGATTCTCCTTTTCAGTATTTCCTGCCAAGCAGTTCGAGCGCTCGGCTTAAGTCTGGGTTGCGTTCCAGCAAGCCCAAAAGTTCGTCTGTTCTAGCTAATTCCAACTGCGCCCGTTCACGCTCCCCCTCAATCTGCTCTTTGAGCGTGATAGGGCGCGCTGAAGGCAGCTGAGTAGCATATTGCAATTTGTCTAGTTGCTCGCCGCCATACGACATGTTCACCTCTCTCCTTTTGGCTTTCGATTACTATAGCTCACTCTAGGTTACAATTCAACCTAAATCTTTCAATCATCTTCCTCATCCACATACTGCCCCGGCCCATGGCAGCGCGGACACCATTCCACCGGGTGCCGCTCGTCGCAGGCACACTTGTCCCACGGCTTGCGGCACTCCGAACATATCTCGCCTGTGCCGTCACAGACTTCACATATGGTCATTGTAGGAAGCCTCGTTCATATTCCGTCTTCATCCGCGCCGTCAGCCCATACCGCACAATCCCCGTCAGCGACTTCTCCCGCTCGACCACATGATGGACAGCAAGATCCTGCAACGTCCGCAGCATCACTGACTGGCTGCATCCGACCAAATTCATAGCTTCTTCAGCTGATATCGTTGGATTGATTAGCAGATACTCCACCAGCATCTGCCGCATCCGCGGCATGGAATCCAAGGCTACACGCTTAATAGACTTCCACCGATTCGCTTCTGACACACCTACGACTTTGAGCCCCGCCATGAGTTGCCCCAACGTCCCCGCGAGGCGACTCGACTGCTCCGTCTCCCGCGGCCCAATAATCTCCCTCGATCCCGATGTCTCCCGCAACACGGCTGATCGGCATGGGGCTACGAAGCTGGCAATACGGATGATGCGTACCATTTCAGCCGTCATCATCTCCGGTCGAGCCGCAATACTCTTGAATCCCAACTCCTCCACGTCAAAGAACGACCGCATCAGCTCCCTCAACTCCTCCCGCCATGAGCTGAACCCCGCATTTACCAGCGCGCGCCGCGACTTGTGGTAGCCGTCTTCCTCGGTCAGCCGATAGTAGATCCAGCGTTCCCCGAGCGATGCCGACACCGAGTGGTAGTGGTCGATCGACCCGGTAGCCCCTCCCAGAAACGCGAGCTTGCCGCACCAATGCAGTATCTTGCCCCCGTCCACCCCCATCGCCCGGTCATATCTGCCACTGAAGGTTTGCCGCATCACGTCCATCACGATGCGTATCTGGTCGGCTGGCAGCGAGAGTATACAGCTCAGGTCGTCAATCACCAGTGCCCCAGCTTCCCCCACTTGGCGTAATAGCCCCCCAGTAGCATCCGTGGCCCTCTCCCGGGCACTGGTGCCGCTCAGAAACACGCCCTTACCCTCTAGGCTGCTGACTGGGTGGACGCCTGGCACCCCCAGCAACGCCATCAGCAGCTCCGTCTTCCCGCTCCCCGGCGCCCCTACCAGCATCAGCCAAACCGGGTTGCCCTCAATCATGTTGGCCGCCAAGCTCCCAATCACTGTATACAGCATCAGGGGATCGGGCATATGCAGGTATTCGCGCACCTTAAGCGCAAGCCAGTCAATCGGCGTATCTGGCAATCCTCGGAATCTAGCCACGGATGCGGTCGTAGGGATACCAGTGTATCGCTATTTTTTCTGCTTGGAATATCTATAGCTGGGGGTGGGCTTATGCCTGATTTTGGGGGGTGGACCCAGCATGGCGGCGAACTTCAATGTCAATGTTCTGTCACTGCCCCTTCCCTTGGCCCACTGATCCACCATATAGCGCGCCCACTCCGCCACCCGTGCCCCATAGGCTGGCCCATCCAGCGCTTCCACCCACTCCAGAATCTCCCGCCTAGACCTTGCCACCGCCGTATCGGTTGTCTCCCGGATCGCCCTCTTCACCGCCGGATGCTGGATACGCCCCTGCCGCTTCTCCACCGGCTTCCTAGCCTCTTCTTCTGCCTGTATCTCCTCGGCCCGCTCCAATACCTCCTGCCGCTTCTCAGGGGGTAGCTTCTTGCGCGTCAGCTCAGCCGCCGACTGCCAACTCAGTACACCCGCGTGCAGCCGGTCCTGGAGCGACTTGTCAGCGGTCAGGAACTTCTCGTGCTCCATCACCTGCTGACGGCTGATAGCCAGGTATTCCGCGATCTTGGCCGTCCCCTTCCCCCCCACCCAGTCATGAGCATATCTGAGCCGATTAATGATCATGGCCAGATCCATGGGGGAGAAGTCCTCGCGGTGGAGGTTGGATACGATAGCCTTGCGCAGGGGGTCGCCGTTGTAGTCGACGATGACGCGCATCCTGAGCAGCGGCTGACCAGACAAGGAGCGGGACTCATTCAACAGAGCAATGGCGCGCCGCCGCCTATGCCCCGCCACGAGCGTATAGGTGACCGTATCGCCGTTTTCAGACGCATAGACTATTCCGGCATCCAGTTGCCCGTCGCGTTCAATGGTGGCCGCCAGATCGCTCAATTTGCCATCCGCCGCCTCGCCATCCCCATAGGTGCGGACGTTAAACTTGGCGTCTACCTGGATCTGCTCGGGTAGAAGCCATTTGGTTTCAGCACCATACTGGCGGGATTCTGGCTCCGGTATCATCGTCTGTCCTTTCCGTTGCTGGTAATACGCATCTGATCCAGCTTCCTGGCCATCTGGATGCGCCGCATGATGGCCGGCAGCCCAATCCCCAGTGCCTTGGCCACCCGCTCCAGCGCATCAAGCGTCACACCCTCACGCCCGGTCAGCGCCTCCCTCAGGTGTTCGGCAGTCATGTTGAGCTTGCGGGCCAAGGCGACAAAGTTGGTTTGCTCCCATCCCGGCACACGGCGGCCACGGGAATTAGGTGGGTGGGGGAACTTTTTCATTGGACTCGTGGATCATAACGCATGCTGGAGTGTGAGTCAAGGTTGCAGTTGAACCGGTGGATCTAGCCGGTTGATCTGCTCTTTCGAGCCCATGCCGAGCCAAGTTAGGCCGCTATCAGCCGCTTTCACTATCGATATGTGTATATGCTCAACATACTTAATAAGTTAGGTCAGTCGCTATTTATCCTCTATCACGGCTGTTTTACTCACTTTGAAAATAGAAACGAGAGATAGAATCCATGTCAAAACCTACAACTATAATGATTACATAGTCTTATCTCACTATCCACCACGGTTGAGTGGTGCCTGACCTGCTATCCCAACCCAATTCTCACCTACTCTCAGTTACTATATACTATATATATATATTTATATAAAAAAAAAAGAAGATGTATAGTAGCAGAATTCCCATATCTGGACAGGCCGGTATTATAGCGACCTCTGGGGGGTAGGGGGGTGAAGAATAAGAGGTTTTGGGTGGATTAGGTGGCCATTCGAAAAGACGATATTCTACTACTATACATATACATAATAAGTATATGATTATACTTATATATCAATAGTATATAGTGGTTTAGAATAGGCCACAGTCTGACCTAGATCGAAATAGTTAGCCATTTTTCCACAGTCTGCAACCTATTGCAACTGGGTGACTTATTTCTACACACGGAAGGCCATTTTTGGGGGTTGTCGAGTTTTGCGTACTATGATATGTTATCAAATTATGGCCAGCCGACGCTTCTCCTTCAACCACCGCCCCACCTCCACCCCCCACCCCTTCGGCCCTATCCATCCCCAGGAAAAGCCCAAAAAGTGGCGTCAAAGCAAGAAGAAGCTGGCGCCGGGGATGAAGATCAACCTCATCCGCATCGTGGAGATTGAAACTAATTGGTCTAACTACTTTGAACACTTTTACCGTACTGGGTGGGTTAAAGTCCTGTGTCTGGCGTGCGGCAACGAGAAGCGGGTGAGACGCAATCGGCTTAGCCCCCGCCCCAGCAAATCCATCTTCTCGTGCGGCTGCAAACGCCGACCGCTGAAGCCCCCCAAGCCCGGACGCAAGCCCAAGCCCCGCAAGCCAGGCGCCGGTCGAAAGCCCGCCGATCTCACCAATATCGTGTTCGGGCAGCTGGAGCCCCTAACCTATCAATCAGGGGTAGGCTGGATATGCAATTGCTCTTGTGGGCGCGTGTGTATTGTGCCCAAGCCCTACAAGCTGATTAAGGGGGCGGTGAAGGCGTGTCCCACTTGCAGGCCAGTGGATTGGAGCGGGAAGCGGGGGCCAAAGCCTGGGAGTCGATGGAGCAAGAAGCACTATGAGCGATTCCCGGAGCAGGACCCGCGCAATCTGCCGGGGACAGGGAAGGGGGATCTGCCCTATCCCCTGCATGAGATTTAGTCGGGAGCGCCTGAACGCAATAGCCGCAACGACTCCTGCAACTGACACTCCAGCTCCGACTCCGGCTCATCTCCGATAGCTGCTGGTAGTCGCCGCATGAAGATGTAGCGCGTATAGGGGCCGCCGTCGCTATCCGTTATCACCCATGCCAGCTCCCAGCCGTCCGCGCCTAGTTTGTTGAGCTGTTGGGTGTCGAGATAGAGGGTGGATTCGATCTGCTGGTATTCGATCACGGCCGCCTCCTCGACTCTAGAAGTATCCAGGTGATGGTGAACGTGAGCGCGAAACAGACCAACCCCGGCAATAGTATCAGCAGGTATTCGATCATGGTATATAATCTCCCCCCACCGCCTCCCCTATTTCAGCCGCCGCGCAACGCCGGCAGACAGCGCGCCCAGTCTCATCGTCTCCACTTCCCGGCAGGACACATTCGTCACACACATCCTCCATGCACTCTACGCAACTCCACCACGGCGTGTACTCGGGTGAGCGCGTGCCGCAGCGGTCGCAGATCACCGTGGCGTTTTCCGCAGCCATACCTGCCCCCCTTTCAGCCGGCGCCGGGTGTAGCGTTTGAGCATGAGCCGCAGTGCTATCACGAGGGCGCGATGGGTGGATTTGGGATAGTAGCGTTTCATGCCACCCCCTCCACCGGCTTTCCACTTTCCGGTACGTCCCTTGTTATCTGCTTGCGCAGCCATGGCTCGAAATGATCACCGCGCCATGAGTTGCCACGGGCAAAGGCTACATTGCCTGTAAGGGTCTCGGCTACATCGAGCACAGCACAGTCCCCCTGTTCAGGGAACACGATAGCCACCATGCGGCGCGTTTCGGCCTGTTCCGGGTCCTTCCAGTCAAACACAGCTGCATGAAACCCATTACCGGACACGCCGTTTCGATGGTAGTCGAGTTGTACCAAGCGCATTTCGTTATTCCGCATACGCCTCACAGCCGCCCCCTAATCACCCGCTCCACGGCGCGCACAAACTCCCTCTGCCGCCGCATCATCCTTACCATATCCACCACTGCCCAGCCGCCGACCAGGATCATGAACAGGCAGCAGGCGAGCATGAGAATAGTTAGCATCAGCATCGGTTCCACTCCTTTGTCAGCCGCGCGAAGTACCGCGTATCTTTGGCACCCGCCCGCCAGAATGCCGTGACTCGCTCGGCACCCTCCGCGAATCCAAAGTTAGCTGAGCGCGACGTGCCATCGTCAAAATGCGCGATGTAGTGCATGTGAATCGGCGGCAGCACTTCAAGGAACCAGTAGAATAGCTCCTCATCTACTTCCACCATGCCGCCCTGATTGCGCTCTTCACAGAACGCGCTAATTGTGTCCATTGTGTAAACGCTTGTGGGTTCCATGCTTAGGCCACCTGCTTCCACACGAAATCCACCAGCCGCCCAAGCGGGATGTTGTCAAACTTGGCCTGATGTTCAGGCTTCAGCTTCTCGTACACCGCTTTCATGGCTGACGCGGTGAACGAATCCAGCATGATCCATCCGCGTTTGCTACCCGTGAATATCGGCTTACAGTCGTATTCCGCCGTCCCTGTTTCCGCGTGGCTGTTAGCGCGGTATCGAATGAGCACCGCACCGTTTTCTGCTGCTTGTTTGGCTATTGCACTGATCGTCATTGTCCTCTGTCACCTTTCGATTTAGATTCGTCCTGCTTTGGCGTCTATCAGTACTTGTTCAAACGCCTCAAACGACGCCACCGCCTCACGTTTGGTCTTGAATACCACGGGTGGCCCCTTGACGTGATCTGTTCCCCACACCCAGCCACGCCCCAGCTTATACACTGGGTAGCCATCCGACCCCCAAAGCATGCAGTGATTCAATAACCACCGCTCGTCTTCGCTAATTCCTCTCATGTTTGCCTCTCCCTTTCATCACACCCACCGCCAGCAGCCCCACCGTAGTCAGCACCAGCACCCACTCCGTCGGCTCCGGTATGTGCTGCGTCCTGCTACTGGGGGCAAACGGATCACCCCCCTTGCTCAACACCTCCCACACTCTCTCCCCTTGCTCATCCTCCCGCCACGACAGCAGATTGCCGCCGCCGTTGACGTTGACTAGGAATCTCCCGCTTATGACGTCATCAGTCGCCACGCTCCACAGCCACCCTCCATCTATTTCAGAAGTGAACACTGGGTAGGCGACTGTTTGCAGCGTGCCGTAGTACATGCCCAGATCGTTGATCTCATAGAGCAACACCTGAGAATCGCTGGGGAAGCCGAAACTCCTAGACCACTCATCCTCATGCCACCTCACTATCCACGCGTCCCCGTCCCCCGCCAGCAGGTAGGCGGCCCAATGTGCGTCCGGCGACTCGGCTAGTGGTGCATAATACTGGCCTGCTAGCGTACCGGGGGGATAGTCGGGATGGTAGCGCAGTGGAGGGAGGGGGGGATCGGGCAGCGGGAATAGCGCCTGGCAGCCGTCGAATGTGCAGGCGTAGGCGTGGTAGGTGCCTTGGCCGATGGACGCAATATCCAGCGTATCCGCTCTAGCCGCGGCCGTCAGCAGCATTAGCAACGCCAGCCTCATACCGCCACCCTAAACCCTTCCTCGATGATCTGCTCGGCGATATCCGCCGCGTACCTGTGATCGACGTACAGCCCATTCCCTACCGTGCGCATAGCCCCGAACCATTGCCAGTCTTCGCTATAGACTTCCTCGGTTAGCCAATTAAGCGCTTTGGTCGTCAGCGGCACAAACATCCAAACCGTCCCCTGATCCGTTATCGTGAAATCCGTCCGTCTCGCCATCGCTTTTCTCCTCTATCTCGATTTCCACTTCGCTCAGCTTGATATCGATCCCGTCCACCGCCGCTTTCCCCCGCCTCAACTCCAGCACTCCCCCCAGATACAGCTGTGTATTGATGAGCGACTGATGACCCAGCATGCCCTGTATCTGTTCGAGCTCAGCCCCGTTCGCCCGCAGCAGCTTGGCCATGGTGCGCCTCAGATCGTGGGGAGCGAGCCTGACCCCTATAGCTGCGGCGTATTCGGCCACCAATTGGTGAATCCGGTAGTAGCCTACCCCAAACATCCACTTGCTGTAGCGACGCGTCTGAAGGGCTGTAATGCGCCAATGGTCGATTGCCTTGGCTGCCCATGTGGGGATAGGGACCGTGCGCAGCCTACCGCCTTTCCCCATAACGTCTACAAAACACATGCGATCATCGCGCGATTGGTAATGCGTCCACGTGAGGCCAGCCACTTCCTGCCCGCGTAGGCCGGTAGACACTAATGCACATAGCAGTGCCCTATCCCGCTTCCCCTTGAGCGTGTGGGTGTCGGGCGCCTCCAACAGCCGCTTCACTTGCTCCAGTGGCAGCCAATTACCCGCCCTCACCCCCTTCGGCCTCCGTGGTAGTGGGTATTGCATGACGCCGTCGCAGGCGCGGTCGTCAATCACCCCCTGTAGCCGACATTCCTTCGCCAATGCTTTGAGCGCTGCCACATGAATGCTCGCCCTCGCCCACGACTTCACCTGAATGGGGTACAGGAACGCAATTACGCCCGCCCTGGTTAGTGGTTGCCGCGAGCCCAGGAATGCATCAATCGCCATCCGATACCGATAGCGCGTCTCAGTAGACCGATACGAATCGAGCAACGATTGGGCGCATGACTCTAGGGTTGGGATAGTGGGTGCCGGCAGCTGAAGGGCGCTCATACGCTGATGGTCCGTCCACAATCGCAGACCCATTCTTCCTTGCTTTGAATCGACGCCTCAATCTCATCTAGCCTTTGGCGTACATCCCACTCCGGGATTACCACGCCAGCGTAGCCATGCGGATGCCCGCTTTGATCGCTTTCCCCAAAGTGTCGAGTGTTCAATTCTCTATGGCTGATTAGCCACTGGCGCAGATGCACTAACAGGTCACGCGGGTTTAATGGCGTATCCATCACATTCCCACTTCCCGATAATGGTCATGCGGCAGTACCCACACGGCATATTGCTTGCGTCCGGGACCGTCGAACGACAGCCGCACATCCACCTTGTCGTAATTGCCGCATCCGCCTAGCGCCTTGAGCTTGGCCTCCTCGCGCTGGATCTTACGCGCTTTGAGCATGGCCTTGTCGTAGGGCAGATCGCTATAGAGTTTTAGCCAAGTCACGTAGTGGCCTTTCGTGGTGCGTTCAGCCGATCCACTTCGGCCACGCTGCATGTATCCAGTACTTGCTCCAGCCGCTGAAGAGTAGCCCACTTGCCACGTGGGAAGTAGTCCGAGTAATCCTCAGCCGCACGCAGAATGAAGTATAGCCATGCGCAGTTCTGAGGATCGGTACAGGCTGCCTCATACAGCTCTAGCAGGTCATGCGAAGAGCAATAATCTTTGATCGCAGAACGCGCCACATACGACAATTCGTTAAGCATTTCTCCCCCACTTACGCGCGCGCACGCGCGTTATATACTATTACTAATACTTATACTTACTCCGCACACACCAAGGCTAGTGAACGCAGGTTGTAGAGTGCTTCCGACGCAAGCTCGGCCTCTACCACACGACGATACTCTGTAGTGGGTTCGCAAATTCCCCATAGAGACGCCAATGCGATTTGCGGTGGTATGACGTTGCCATGCGCCCTTTGCTCGCGATTGAACAGAATGCAGCCTAAGGTTTCGTGTTCAGCACCGGACGCACATGGGCAATCTGGCGAACCGCAATCGCAGCCTGAACAGCCGTTATCGTCATACTCCCAGCTGAATACCCAATCGTGATCCCATGCGTAGACTTCGGCCTCAGCCAAACTGCGAGCACACCGCATCCGTCCCTGTTCCCGTGTCTCACCTTTGCCGTAACTGTAACCGGCGTTGTCGTAGAAAAACTGCTCATCCTTAGTCATCTGCTACCCTCCTACAAGCAGCTATCCACTGCTTGTTTCGTCCGATTCCCACGGACTCATCAGGGAGGTTAGGTGCTGTATTCTTCCTCTATCTCCTGACTCACTGCGTCCCAAGCCTTCATCAGGTCAGCATGGTCTGTGTAGTATTCCACGTCGACAAACCCCTGTGAGTTTTCGCTGAGGATAGCGCCTGCTTGGGCTCGCAGAAACGTGTCCTCGGCATCTGTCGGCACCACGTCGGACGGGACGCAATCAATGAGACCAGGCCGAACGCCCCCAGTAGTGCCGACCATCAGCCCATACCATCCTGTTGATTCCGATTCTCCACATTGCTCGTCTAGGTTGCCGTCCAAGCTGGCATCGTAGACATAAGAGTCGATATAGGTATTGAATTTACCCGGACCATAAGGCCGGATGCCGTCATCTGTCGTTTGCTGGCGTTCCTGTTGTTTGCTCATCCCTCTATCTCCTATCTGTGCATTGACTAAATTATCCTGGAATTTGCTGCTCATGGGACGAGCATACACCAGGCCAGCGAGCATATCAATTATTATTATTACCTATATTTGGTTTGTTATCAGTAGTTAGTGCTTTTGAAATTCACACTAGGCTATTTTCATACTTACCCATTGAAGAATCGGCACAGGTGTGACAAAACGGCACAGGTAGACAGTCTACATATTCACCACTCACTAGTGGTGCTGGAGTACAAGCAGCGAAACTACTGCATTCTCCAATTCCAGATAATAAGGATTATCTTGCAATCACGCTCACCTGGCTGCAGCTGGCGGTATTGAACGGCCGGCAAAGGGGGTGAATTGTCCAAGGGGGTAGGGGTGCCGGCGCGGGGGGCGGCCTTGACCCCCTAGACCTATTAAAAAAATCCCCCGTGCTCGTGTTACATTTAAACCTCGTGGTCTACTACAACGAAATTGATCCGTATTGTGCTCAGTGGCTGCGGAATCTCATAGTCGATGAGCAGCTGCCGTTTGGCGAAGTCGACCAGCGTGATATACGGGAGGTAAGCGCGAATGACGTTAAAGGGTATCGGCAGTGTCACTGGTTTGCCGGGATCGGGGGGTGGGCCTACGCTCTTGAGCTTGCAGGGTGGCCCGCTGACCGTGGGGTGTGGACCGGCTCCTGCCCCTGCCAGCCCTTCTCCTGCGCCGGCAAACGGCAAGGCGAGTCGGATGATCGCCATCTGTGGCCCGACTGGGGGAGTCTCATTAGCGTCTGCCAGCCTCCAGTCGTGTTTGGAGAGCAGGTTGCGGGCCTCGCTGGACGCAGCTGGCTCTCTGGAGTACGTGCTGACCTGGAAGCATTGGGATATGGAGTTGGGGCTGCCGATCTGTGCGCTGCGGGCATCGGAGCTCCGCATAAAAGACAACGGCTACATTGGGTTGCTTCTGCCAACGTGTACGGCAGACGACTCCACCGGTCGGCAGCTACACAAGCCAAAGATGACGCACAGCGGAACGTTTCGGCACAACAACAAGTCTGGAACGCAGTCTCATACCCGCCTTTCACAAGTCTTGAATCATCTAGGCAGGTCGGATCTTGCCGTGTCCGCGACTTTCCGAGGATGGATGATGGGGTTCCCCATGGCATGGACGCAGTGCGCGCCTACGGCAATGCCATCGTGCCGCCGCTCGCAGCCGAATTCATAAGAGCGTTTATGGATTGCCATTGACCGCTGCCGCAGTCTATGTTACATTTAAACCGAATCCAAGGAGCCCATAATCATGGCCAACGCCTACGTACCCGCCGCCGACCGCGAGCAAATCTCCGCTATCCGCACCATTCTTCAGCCGCGCCTCGCCGCTATCAAGGAGCAACTGGCTATCGAGGCCAACTGGCGCGACCGCTGGCAGGGGCCGCTGCATGCCGCCGAAGTCGCCGCCCTAACGTTTGAATTCCAGTGGGTGGATTCGCTGCTCAACACTCTTCTCTACAACTACGAGAACGCCGTGGATCAGTGGGCGGTGAACGACCCCGAATATAAGAGGCTGCATATGCACCAGCCGCCCAAGCCCGCCCTGCCCTCGTCTCTGGCGGCGTTTCTGCCCAAATCCGATGCCTGACACACCACTCACCAAAGCCGAGTTGCGACGAATAGAGGGCGACTTTATCAACGGAACTTTAAGTATCACTATTCCCGCTCTGGTCGCGGAGTTCAGGCGACTGCGGGCGGATCTCAAACAGGCGGCGAAGGATGCTGATTATAAGACAGAAGTTCTAGTAGCCACGAGGGACTTCTTATCCTCCGTGCAAAAGCAGTTGGGTATTGTGCCGACACAGAATGCGTATTCGGCCAAAATGGCTGAAGGGGAAATGAATACCGCGCGCGCGGTTGCTGATCTGAATTCAATTACAGAGCGGCCCGATCCTGACTGGCTCAAGCGCGTGCGCGAGAGGGAGGGGAAGAATGGCTGATTACTGGTGGATAGAGGGCTTTATCATCGGCGTATTTTGTTTGTGGGTACTCAGGAAAGCACATATTTTATGACTGACACCCTACAACTGGATCTGAGTGATGATGGGCTGCGGGAAATGGTTGCTAAGCAGGTTAGACCCATCCGACACGCGAGTGGCGTACCTGATGAAATCGCAGTCGAATTACTCCGCTCCGTCCGCGACCAGGCTCGTGCGGCAGAGCGGAAGAAGACGCTGCTATGGGTTGCGGATCAATTAGACGGGGAACGCTTTTGGGTTGAATGGTTGCGTCGCGCCGCCGAGGAGGGAGCGAAAGATGCCTGAGTCCCGTTACTGGCAGCACAACAATCCAATCGACTGCCCAAAAGGTCACCAGATGATCTGGTCCGGTTCGGTCTATTGGCTCTGCTGCGAGTGCCATCAGGTATACGTACAGGTCAGAGAAGAAGAAGAGGAGGGAGGCAAAGATGCCTGAGCTAAATGGGATTAGGTATGGAATTGGAAATAGCAGAGGTGAGCCTGCTGGAGCTTGCGGGCCATTCCATGAGTTCCCTCCAGGGCCGGATCATATGTGCCAATGTTGCAGACCGGCACCAGATGATCCCGAGATAATAAGGGCCAATAAATGGCTTGAGAAACGGCACATCAGCACCAAATATAGCAGCAAGGAGTGGGGCGAGGGATTGGTTAAATGGGACGAGGCCGGAAGACCGTGATGTCTAACCCATTAACCGCCGAGAGAGCGCGGGAGATCGCACGTGATAGCCTGAAACGTGCCACTGGGTTTCCGGTAGAGTTGATGCACCCTGTAGTAATCAACAGCATTGCCGCTGATTTCATCGACCAGCACATCGAAACGCTGGAGGCGTGCGCGAAGCAACGCTGTTTTTGCTTTGAAGAAGGCTACCGTACATATGAGGATGGATACGGGATCTACAGGCACGAAAGAAAAGGAATACGAGAAACTTGCCATGCCCAATACGAGCAACGCGAACTCATCCGCCTGAAACGCGAACTGGAGAAACTATGTTAGCTGATAAAGCGCGGGAGATCGCAACTAGGTTTCTTGTCGATCTCGGAGTATGGATCGCACAGAGCAAGGGGATGGAGCACAATATTGGCAAGCTGACCGCTGTCTTGCTCGTCCAAGCCTTGGACGCTCGCATAGAGACGCTGGAGGCGTGGCTCGTAATACATCGACGCAACCGTTTGCATTGGACTGAGTATGACCGATCAGATGACTGTTTGGAATGTACAGATTTAAAGCGCGAACTCACCCGCCTGCGTAAGGAGCGGGAGACGCTAACTGCCGCTAGTACAATAATTGAGTGATCCCCCTACTCCTCCTGCTCCTCTCCCAGCTCCCCAACCGTACCGACTTCATCTGCGAGTCCTCGAACATCCGCTACGTCTGCGGCTCGGCCTCTACTGGCTTCTACCACGCCATGCTCGATCCCCCTCCCATCTACGATACTCCCCTATATAAGGTGAGTCTGGATGCCCCTCCCCAAGACCCCCTTCCCCCTCCCGTTCCCATCACCGTCAGCTTCTCCGGCCAGGGAGCCCAGGCCCTCTACGCGCTCACCGGCAAGCGCATCCCCGGCCTCCAACTCGTGCAGGCGACTATATGCTCCCCTATCACCACCCAAATCTCCGTCGGCGAAGTCATTCAGCTGGCCAACGCCCACCACTTTCAAACGCAGTTACCGGAGATTTCAGCGGCCATCATCCGTCGCACCTCGAACCTCAACTGGCGCAACGTGGCGGTGAACACGAGCCGCATCCTCACTGGGGCCGCCCTGGTGCTCATAACAGGAGGTACGATAGCCGCTACTCCGGCGTGGCAGGTGGGGATGGCGTTGGCGCATACTGGGTCGGACGCGCTACCGGGATTGTTTAGCTTAGGGACGCCCGACCCCTCCCCCTTCCTCAACTCGGTGGTCCCGGCTGATAGCCAACTAGACTTGGTGGTGCCAGCGGGGTCCGACCGCCGCTGCCGCTCGATCATGCTCACCGCCGTCTACGGCAAGACTACCCCAGTCCTTACCGGCCCCCTACCATTGCGCCCATGACCATTCAAGAACGCAAAGCACTGTGGCAGGGAATTGTTCACCCATGGGACTGGAGGTTCTGGGCTCCGCCTAAGCGCTACAAGCCCGGAATGATCTGGCATTGTCATGGCACGGAACCGTGGTGGGCTTGGGATCAGCGTCTGCCATTGCCGCAGAGGAAAATATACAAAGGGTAGAGGTCGTTGCGCCCCCTGCCCTAAACCTCGTACTATAGGTCACGGATGGCCACTATCACGCTTGACTGGAGAAACTGGGCATATGGCATTGGAGCGGGCTTCATCGGCGGGGGCGCCAACGCTGTCGTGGGCGGCGTGGTGATCAACCTGGTCGACGCCAAGGACTTCAACATCTACACCCTCAAGTTCTACGTCATGGTGGGGATGATGTTTGTAGGCAATGGCATGATGTCGATGCTCGCATTTCTGGCCCAGCACCCGCTCCCCACTGTCAAAACCGTAACTACGGTCGAAACCACCGAGAAGCAGCCACCGTCCACCGTAGTAGTTACTAAAGTAGAAGAGACCGTGATCAAGCCCGCCGACCCCCTCAAGCCCAAACCCTAGACCCCTACTGCTCGATGCCCATATCCCACAGCTCCAAATATGTAGCCGCCGTCGTGATTATGGCGCTCATCGGCATCGTCGGCATCCTGGTAGTGGTAGGGTTGCGCCCCGCCCAGGACAACACTGCCCTCATCACCCTCATCATCGGCTTCCTAGCCCCTACCACGCTCTCCCTGCTCACCTTCATCAAAGCCGAGGAAACGCACCATTCCGTCAACAGCCGCCTGGACACCCTTTTAGCCGTCGAGCGCCGCGCCTCCCGCGCCGAGGGATTTGAGGAAGGCAGAACCCACCGCGATCCTGCATAACTAGGTGATATGTCGCCATGTTTTCCTTCTGATGATGGCAGATACCGTTGTCTGCTCTACTCCGTATCTTTTTGCTAATTCATACTGATTAACACCAGATCGGTAAGCGGATCTGAGTTCGGATATTTGCTCTGTAGTGAACTTGGCCCATGCTCGATTCTGCCCTCTTGGCATTCTCTTTTTGGCGATCATATCGGCTAAATTCGCCCCTTGAGTGCCAAGGAATAGGTGGTCTGGTCGAACGCATGCTGGATTGTCGCAGAGATGGCAGACATAGAGCTTTCCTGGGGAAATTCCATTGTATAGTTCCCAGGAGAACCGGTGTGCCCTTACTGGGCTGGCACCTTTGGAAATTCCGAACATTCCATAGCCGTCTACGTAATAGCCCCCAGTCCAGACCCAGCATGTCTCTGTCTTCCAAACAAAGCGCCAAAATCTTATAGCTGGTGGGATACTGTTACGAGGCATGCGAGAAATTCGCCTTTCTCCGTGCTATTGGGGGAGGTGACTGTTAATGGCAGTCACACTCCTCTATTGTATACCTAAGAAAAAGGAGCGAAGATGCCGCTCATTATCAATCTTCTGATCTTCTGCGTAGTCCTCGCCGTTATTTGGTGGATCTGGACGCTGCTGCCCCTTCCCCAGCCGGCCAAAAACATCGTGCTCATCGTTTTGCTGATTCTATTGCTGATCACGCTCGTCGGCTATCTCGGTCCTGTATATTGGCCCGCACGCGTCCGCTAAGTCAGCTACCATAGGATCACCCCTCGGTGAAAGTGAGGATACTGGTGAAGAAGCCCGACAAGCTGCCGCCCAACCTGTTTCAGCGCCTGGACGATCTGATCGCCAACATCATTGGATCCAGTCATCGCCAGATCCTGAAGAAGCTCGATCTACTCCAGGCCGATGTCACCATCATCAAATCCATCTTGCTAGTCCCGCCTGGAGGGGGAGGGGGAGACGACCAATCCCAGATCGACGACGCCACCCAGAAAATATTAGAATCAACCACCCGGCTGAAGGCGTCTAGCGATGCCCTCAAAGCCCTGGTGGAAGCCGAGCAATAAACCTAAAAGGAGATTCACCCATGCCCGCAAACGATTTCACCGCGCTCAACCAAGCGATCTCGACGCTGACCGACCAAGTATCCGCTACCGAAACCACCGAAGCCGGTGCCGTTGCCCTGATTAAAGGGTTCTCGGCATCTCTGCAAAAAGCCGTAGCCGACGCACTGGCCGCCGACGACGCCGCCGACGCCGGTAGCATTGAGGCCGCCAACGCCGCTATTGCCGCCGTCACTGCCCGCTTCCAGGCATCTGCCGCCGCGCTCGGTGCTGCCGTGGCTGAAGTACCGCCCGCCTAAACGACTGGCTGCAACCGAAAGCGGGCATATAATAACGTTACGTATGCCCGCTAAATCCCAAGCTCAACAGCGTTTATTTGCCGTAGCCGAGCACGCGCCCGGCAAGCTCTACTCTAGGAACAAAGGCTTGGCGTCTCTGCCCAAAAAGACGCTGCATGATTTTGCCGCCACCAAACGTTCCAAGCTGCCGATGCGCGCCAAACCGCGTTAAACTACTTTTTGTGCCCCACATCGTAGTGATTGTGCTTCTGACCATTCTAGGTGCTCTCGCTCTATCGGCAACCATTCTCGCTTGGCTGGAACTATATTGGCATGCGCGAGAAGTAGAGCGGCGGGAGCGCAAATGGGGAGGGCTAGATTAAGTGCCCCACATCCCCGCCATCGAGCGCCTGGACATGCTGCTCGACGACAACGGCAAAACCAAATCAATCGACCGCTATATAGCCGAAACCAGGGAAGTGGAAGCCCTCAAGGACGCCTATATCCGGTCGTTATCCGACGACATCCGCCAGCAACTGATGTTCGACGACAGCCCCCAGATCGTGGCCTTCCTCAACGACCTGTGCAGCCCGCGCCAGAAGCAAAACGTCTACCAGGTGGCGCGCAAACACGGCATCACTCCGCTGGTGCTGGTTGGCGTGATGGAGCGATTCTATAAGCACCAGGTCGTCCACAACTACTTCCGCGCCGGCCCCGCCGCCTCCCAACGCGTGATTGCCGAAGCCATGCCCCCTCCCGTCGCCTGCCAGACTTGCGGCGGTCGCGGCAGACTCTATTTCCCGCCTCAGACCAACGATCAGGACAAGGTGGTGATGAAGGAAATGGTGCGCGACTGCCCCACCTGTGCGGGAACTGGGTCCACCATGCAGCCCGGCAGTATAGAGGCCCAGAAGATCATCTTCAAATCCATGGGGGTGATCGACTCCAAGGAATCCCAAGTCCAGGTGCAGGTGAACAACTTCAACGGGGTGGAATCCGTCCTCGACGAGATTGAGCGGATGAAGAAAAAGCGCCCCGACCACCCTGAGATCGAGCTGGCGGCGGAGGCAACTGATGCTTGATACGCGTGGCTTTAGTGCATTCCTGCTGGATGAGTCTATTACTCGCTATGAGAACGATTGCGTGATCTGCGAGCGGCTACCGGACGGCTCTGTTCTTGTGACAGGTAAGCCGCTGAAGTCTGTCTTCATCTACGAACCGTTGGCGGCGGATGGCGAGTAGCCCCCACTTCTCCGACGCCGAGTTGTGCTGCCACCACACCGTCCGCACCGTGGATACCAACGGCATCCCCACCTTTAGCCCCTGTAACAAACTCGGCGCTACCCAGGAACTCGTGGACGCCCTGGAGCAGCTACGGCTCATTGTCGACCGCCCCATAGCCGTCAACTCCGCTTATCGCTGCCCCCAGCACCCCCTCTCTATTGCGCGTCCCGGCTCCATGCACGCCAAAGGACTAGCAGCCGACATCCGCGTACGGGGGATGACCGCGAGAGAGCTATATAGGGAAGCCCAGAAGGTGACCGCATTCCACGGCTTTGGGGTGGACGACCGCAAACAGTATCTCCACATTGATCTCCGCCTATCCGACCATGTGGCATTGTGGACCTATGGCCCCGATGGCCGGACGCTGCCATGGACCGAGGCAGTGTAAATGTTAGCGTTCGCACGTGCCCTCCTCATCTTGGCCCGCTACGTCCGCCGTGGGGCTGTGGCGCTGGAGGAACTAGTGAAGCTCTACCGCCTCGACCTAGACTCACGCGGCCTCATCCCCCCTACCGCCTCTGTAGCCGACCCCGTAGAGGTGTCCTATCCAGGCGACCGCCGCCACCCCTCCGACCCCTTTGATGGTCTATAATCCAACTAACGTTGTGGCAAGCTGTATTCTCATGCGATTGCGGGCGTAAGATTGCAGGGCGCGAGGTAAGCTGGACTATATGACCCTGGTCACTTATGCCCGCACCCTTTTACCGCTTCTCTTATTTCCCCTCTCCCTATCCGCCATCAACAGCCTGGTGCTCTATGAGGTGGACGGCGCCACCCAGTCCACGCGCCCCACCGAGTTTGGACGCGTATTCGCCGACTCCGAGAACATTGCCCAATGCCCCCAAGCCATCATCGACGGCACCCCCGTGGGCGCCGGACAGTGGCAGGCAGACGTGAAGACCCGGTATGCGTCGGGCAACGCCAAGTTCGCCATCATCACGCTAAATACGAGTTTCACGGCTAATCCTACTTCCGGCTCCTCCCACACCGTGACATTCCAAAACGCCACATGCTCCAACACCCCGCTCTCCCAAGCCCAGATGCTGGCGTTCAACAGCGGCAACTGGGCGGCCCAGATGGAGATCGGCATCTCCGGCTCCAGCTTCAACACCAGCTTCGAGAATGGCACCATATCCGACTTCTGCTCCCCTGGCACCTTCAACGCCGGCCCCCCCGAATCCTGCTCCGGCTCAAACGGCGGCAATACCGAGCCCAGCGGCATCGCCTCCACCACGGTAGTCAGCACCCCCGTCCACTCCGGCACCAAGTCGCTCAAGCTCCAGATATCGACTCCGAATACGCCTACGTCGGGGGAGCGTATGTTCCGCTGGCTGGAGCCGCGCGCCATGCAGAAGGGCTACTACTCGGTCTGGATCAACATCCCCCAGCGCTACGTCCTCACCGGCAACCCGGTCAACGGCCACTTCGTCAATCTCTTCCAGTTCAAGTCAGCAGACGGCGGTGGGCGGATCGACCCCATCTGGGCGCTCCACATCAACGACGACGACCCGGCTCACTGGTATTTGCAGATGATATGGGGCGACGGCGGATTCACTGGGGCTGGACCGCATTCTGGCGACCCCGTGAGCCGCAAAGCCTATACGCAGGCAATTAAGGAACTACCAGTCGGATCGTGGGTCCACCTGGAAGCCTACTTGTCGCAGTCCAACGCATTCGGCGGCCAACTGACTATCTGGCAGGACGGCACCCAGATCTTCAACTTCACCAGCGTGAAAACCAGCTACAACAACTGCGCCTACAACTCCTGGTGCGCCGACGACGAATGGTCAGTCAACCTCTACTCCGACGGACTCACCCCCAACCCTGCCTACATCTACGTGGATGACTTTCACATCTATAGCGTGAGAGTGAGGGCGGCGGACATGCTGGGGGGGACAGACCCAGGGGGCGCCCCCGAATGCGGCAACAACTACTGGCGATCGGGGCCAGTCGTCACCACCGTAGTCGTCCAGGACTGCACCTCGACTACGCTCTATGACTTCGGCTGGACCTGGAACGGCGCCACCATGGCGTCCCCCGTTACCGGCAACGCCTCCACCGCCAGCCTCCACCCCATCTACATCCTCTCCTTCTACGCCCAGAACATCGTGAAGGTGGAGAGCATCCTGGAAAATACGTGGACAGGCCGCTACCAGGATCAAAAGTACAACTTCCGCCTCGAATCCGGCTCCCCCCTCACCGTCTCCTTCGACCATGCCTCTACCCTCTTCACCCACGTAGGCCGCACCCGCTGGCGCAAGATTGGATGGTCGGGCACCCCACCCGGCAAAATCCGTATCGACCACAACCTGGCCCACTTCGGCTCCACAGGGGCTCTCCCCAACTACGACCTCACGCGCCGCGCCTCCGTGACCACGTCCAACCCCGGCAATTACGCCTACTCGATCGCCAACTTCATAGCGGGCGACAGGGCCGACATCTGCCCCACATGCGCTACAGCCGGGCTAGGCCCCGCCACCCCATGGACAGGCGACTACGCATCCAATGGCGAGGGCGCGATCCTGCAACGTGAGGATCTGCTCTACCTCTACAACATGAACGCTTCCACGTCGTTCGACGGCAGTAGCTGTGGCACCCCCAACAGTCAATGCGCCTCTGCCTGGTACATGCTGACCGGCGAGAGTGGGCTACTGGACACTACGCTCCCGGCTATATCGGGAGGGGGAGCAGGCGCGTGGAACATGATCACCCACGTCCCCTACCACACGCGCGAGAGCCGCGCTGGCAACTTCTACTGCGCGGGCCGCGCCGACAAAAATGCCAGCCAGGGGGCAGCCTGTGGGTCCGCCACCGGCAACGCCACGGGCCGCACCTTCTCCCGCCACGCTTATCCCGGCGACCAGAACGTCCCCAGCCCACCGCCAGTAGCGGCTGTCGGCACCAAAACAAGCGGCGGCTGGAGCTACGACATCGCCCATTGGCTGGACTACGCCTACCCGGCCTACCTGCTGACGGGAGATTATTTCTGGCTGGATGAGGAATACTCAGCGGCGGGCAGCATCCTGAGCTTCACCAACTCCACGGTTCGCTTATTCGGCAGCGCCAGCTTCTTCTCCGCCTTCACCGTGTCGGCTAATGGCTACCGGTCCGCTGCGTGGCCCCTCCAGACAGTAGCTCGTGCCGCGTACATCGCTCCCGACGGCACCGCGGAGAAAACCTACTTCACCTCCATGCTGGACTCGACTATCGGCGTCTACGAAGGCATCCTCAACATCACCGGCACCACCCTAACCCCCACGGTGGCCGACACGAATGGTTCGATTACTAATTCCACCTGTGCCGGATTTACTTATAGCGGCCCCACCTCCGCCTCCACCGCCAACCGCTGGAACCTAGGCCACTGCGAATGGACCCAAGCCTCGCTCAACAGTTCCATCGTCCCCGGCATCTCGACGCTCCACAACCTGGGCGAGATCGGCTGCTCCTCCACAGGCGAAGTCCTGCAATTCTTCAACACCGCCGTGTCCAAGTCCAACGGTCCCATCTGGCAGCGCAACCAGCTAGGGCTCGCGCTCGGCCACATCAACGAGCTAGGATTCGCCGAAGTCCTCCCAGTAGCCCAACACATCTGGAAAACCCCGGTAGAAATGGTGATGGACGTCGCCTACAACCCCTTCCTGGTGGGATCGTACAAGACTCCTACAGCTGGGGTGGCCCAGGTATGTGGCAACTCCAACGGGGCTTTCTCCTCCAACACCTACTTCCAGACGTGGGCGGCCACCCTGGCTGGCTACTTGTCCACGGTGCAGGCGGTCAACGGCTTCAACTCCACACAGGACGCCATCAGCGGCAACACCCGGTGCGGCGATCACGGCTACTCCGGCCTCGCCCGGGCAGCGTTGACGTTCGCTAAGAACAACACCATCGTCGGCGCCTGCTCCCAAGGCGCTTGTTCCGCCAACGACGCCTATACGTGGGCCGCTGCTAATATCCCCTACTTCAACACCCTGGCCCAGCCGCCCTCGACCAACTGCGGCACCTCTGATTTCCAAATCAAACTCGCCCTATCCCCACGCTCCACCACCCCGCCCAACGGCATGAACGGCAAGGTAGTGATATCCGGGGAAGGCGTGATAAGGTAGGACCACGATGAAACGCTATATCCCAATACTTGCTATTTGCCTATCTCTGCTAGCCCAAGCGTCGGGCGTCACCGTTACTGCGTCTATGACCGGCACAGGCTCCACTATCAATGCCGACATCACCATTCCGCTCGCCCCCAGCTCGATCACATGGGTGTGTACGCCGGCACTGTTGCAAAAAGGCTCCACGGTCAGCTGCGTGGGGACGCTGGATCAGCCGGTGCCAACTGGTATGACGGGCACCATTACCCTCACTGCCCCCGCTAACTTCACGGTTGCCCCGGCCACAGTCACTGTCGCCGCTGGCGCCTCCACCACTCCTCCTGTTGTAGTGGGCCGCCCATAGCCCTATACTTGTCTCCATGGTCCACGCCCTAGCTGATCTCACGCTCAACGGCAGCGCACAACAACTTACTGCTACTCCAACCAAATGCAACTGGGTGATTCTACAAGGCGTGGGATCGAACGCCGTGGTGCGTGTGGCAGACTCGAATGTCGCTACCGGCAGGGGTGGCATTATCACGGCTAGCGGCGGCATCCTGACGCTTCCCCCCGTTACCGACAACAACGGCTACGATCTAGCGCAAATCTACGTGATCGGCACCAACAACGACAAAATCACCATCTTATATTTCGTGAGGTAGACCCATGTTCACCAGCTGGTATCAGGTGTGGAAGCTATTATTCGGCTGCTAAGTGTACTCGCCACTTATCGTTGAGCGCAACCTCCACTCGCTCAACATCCCTCCTCTCCGCCGCCGGACTGTATGGGAGTGCCGGGAGTTCGTCGATGCCATGGATAAGTCGCTCGACCCTGCTACCGGCTCACTCACCCGCGGCCTGACCAACGGAGAAGCAGCGTTCATCAAGTCCGAAACACTCTTATGCCAACATGATTTCCGCTACTGGGCCGAGCGCTATGGCTATATGGAGCTGGACGCATCTACTGGCGGCGGCATCGGGCTAGCTACGTTTTGGGCCTCTCAGAACCGTGCCTTGGATCTGATCGCCAAACGGGAGGAGGAGTCGTGGGCGAGCTATGACAAACACGGATTTGGCGAAGGCATCCTCACGGTGTGGCATAAGGCGCGCCAGTTGGGGGCGACGGCAATCATGCGGCTGATCTCGCTCCACCGCATGACGCTGCACAAAAACACCCGCCTCATTGCCGCCTCGCTCGACGAGGACAAGATCCACGAACTCTATACGCGCGACAAGGTGGTGCTCGACAACCTGCCGTTCTTCTTCCGCCCCAAGGTAGAGTTCGACGTGAAGGACCAGCACCTATCGCTCGACCTGATTAAGTCCCGCCTCACCTACCAGCAGGCCAACCAGCAGGCAGGGATTGGAACGGGATCGCAGTTTGACCTGTTCCACTTTACGGAGGTAGCGATGTGGAGCTGGGCCGACCGTCTGAAGTTCGATTTCCTCCCCGCCGTCCCCAAGCACCCTAAAGTCTTCGGCGCCCTCGAATCTACAGCCAATGGCCGGGGCAACTTCTGGCACGAATTCTCGGAGAACGTCCGCAAACGTGAGTATGGGTATGAGTCGTGGATCTACATCTTCGCCCCCTATTACATTGAGCCCACCAAATACCGCCGCCCCGCCCCCGACGACTGGCGTCCCAACCAAGTCACTATCCAGCATGCGGAGATGGTGGAGCAGACGAGCCCCGACGTGATCGGCGTGACGCAGCGGTTGACGCGCGACCAGATGTATTGGTGGGAGACCGAGCGCGAGATGTATCGCAAGGACGGCAGTCTGAATGTGTTTCTGACGAATTACTGCGCCACCCCTGAAGAGAGTTTCCAGCATTCCACGCAGTCGGCACTCCCCATAGAGACTATTGAGTGGATGCGGGCCACGAGCGCGATCAAGGGTATCCCCTATCTCCCCACCGACCTGAGCTTCCGGGCATGAGCAACTTCCCTTCCACCTACACCATCGGCAGCTCCGGCAGCCTGTCCCGTATGGAGACCGCGGAATGGGACGCCGACCCCCGCGGCATCTTGTGGATGTGGGAGCCCCCCAGCAAATCCTCTTCCTACTGTATGGGAGTGGACGTAGCGGTAGGGCGAACGGGGTGGAACCGCTACAACCGGGTGAGAGAGGACCACAAGACCGACAATGGGGCTATCGAAATCCTCCGCATAGGCCGCAACGGAGCCCCCGACCACCAGGTAGCCGAATTCGCCGCCCCCATCGACCCCTTCGAGCTAGGCGACGTGGCCAACCTCATGGGCCGCCTCTACGCCGGCACCGAGGACGACCAATGCAAGTGCATCATCGAAGTCCACCCAGGCCCAGGCTTTGGCACCCTGCAACGGATGCTGGAAGCCGGATATACCAACCACTTCCGCTGGGAGTATTACGCCGACGCCCCCGCCGCCCCCACTCGCACCCTGGCGTTCGGGTGGCACGCCTCCCAGCGCACCAACCGCGATTTGTGGGTGAAAGCCAGTCGCCACCTCAACCTCCGCAACGTCCACATCCGATCCCCGTGGCTGGCGGAGGAGTATGCGGACTGCCGCATGGATCAGGACAAGCAGTATGCGGATAATCCTGGGGGCCACGATGACCGGGTCCGCGCTATGAATTTGGCTATCTGGCAGGCGAATGGCTGGAGCTTCTCGGTCGAGCGCACCACCGAGCCTGTCCGCCCTAACACAAAGATGGTAGATTGGCAGAATACCGATATGGGCCATGATGAGATCATGGCGGACTGGGCTAACGCGCTGGATCGGCTGGGGAACTGATGCTGTCGTTTGAGCCCGAGAAGAGTTCGCATATTAAGCTAGTGGAATACGAACCGGATCATAAGCTACTGCATGTGACGTTCTCGACCAATGGCCGCCGCTACACCTACCGCAACGTCCCCCAGGCGGCCTATACCAACTTCAGCCGCTACCGGTCGCCGGGCCAGTTCCTGCATCAGGTGATCGTGAAAAACTACCCATTGCAGGAGGTATAATTTAAACCACTATGTCCGTCATCCAGCCCGCAGCCAAAGTGAAAGACGCCAAGATGCTGTCCGACGCCAAGCCCTATCTGTCGCATAATCCCACCGACCCAGCCGAGGAGCCGTGGGCCATCGTATTGGTTGCCTCCGACATCGCCGAGATCACGCCCTACCTCGGTCTCAACGTGGCCAATCGGGAGGATCTGATTACCCGCATCAAGATGCTGTCGTCGCTGCGGCTGGATAATACGGATGTGATCTTTGAACCGGCGCTGCTGACGCGGCTGAAGTCCCGCTGCCTAGACAAGGCGAATTTCGGCAAGTGGCTGGGGGAGAGGGTGAAGGAGTGGGCGCACAGCTATGTCGGTTGGTGATCTGGACGCGGATGAGATTGACCGCTTATATGAGAAGGCGCTAGCTACGAGCCCCGAGCCAAATCTTTTAACACGAGAAGGAATCTCTCATGCGCTGCGGCTATTGCAAAAAGGAACTGGCAATCGGCGACTACCCCTATTGCCCCCACGACCCCGTCGAGCCCCGCAACGCCTCAGTCCACGCCTCCGAACGCGTAGTGGTGAACGTAAATCCCCAGACAGGTGAAGTGCGGATTCCAGGTCGCGCCGACCGCCCTATCGACCCTAAGTATGAAGCTGCTGGGTATGTGCGGCAGGAGCTAAACTCACTAGCCGAAGTACGCCGGTTAGAGAAAAAGCATGGGCTAATTCACGAGGAATCCAACTACGACCACTCAGGCAGGGCCGAGCGTGAAACCGGATCGCGGTAGTTAGTTCAATTTCAACGGTGCCATACTGCACAATGTGAGCACCCAGTCCTTCTCCCCCATCCCCAATGCCCCCATCCCCGACCTCCCCGGCCCCAACAAGCTGTCCGATCCAGTCATCGGCTGGCTGAGGGAAGCCGTCCAAGAAGGGGAATCATTCCTATCCGCCCAACCCGGCTTCAGCCAAATCTCCAAGACCTTCGACACGATTCTGTCTTTGGATGAGACCGAGATATTCGACCCGCGCTCCACTATCTCCCAAACCCGCACCAACCGCGTGGCCAAGATCGCGGAAGACATAGCGGCCATGATGACCGACACGAAGCCATTTTGGGAGTACCAGATCAACAACCGCCGCTTCGAGCAGCAGGCTAACGTCTACTCCAAACTCGCCACTAACTGGTATGCGCGCCGCAACATCGACATGCGCATGGCGGATGTGATTAAGTACTACTGTGTAGCGGGCACCGGGTACGCCCACCTCCACTGGTCGCCTGAAATAGAAGACCAGTATGTGTCCGCCGAAGACCCCCGTAATGTGCTGCCGATCCGACCTGTAGACTACACATCGCTGGAGTCCTGCCTAGGGGTGATCCTGAAGCGCAAAGTGCCGGTCAACTACATCGAGGAGCGCTATGGCGTGAAGGTGAACGCCGATTCCGACGGCTCAGCAGTCACCTGGCTGAACAAGATGCGGGATTCGTTCGCCGACATCACTAGCCCCATTTGGAAGTTTACTAAGACCTCCGACTCGCCCGACATCCCCCGCATCCCCACCGTCACCCTCTACACGGCGTGGCTGAAGGACAATCGCCGCTCCAAATCCGCCACCCCCGTCCGCATGGGCAACTTCAACCCCGACGGCACTCCCGCCGACAACTGGAGCTATATCGTGAATAAGGGGGAGCTGCTGTATCCGCATCGCCGCATGGTGATGTGGGTGGGCAATACCCTGATCTACGACGGCCCGAGCATCTACTGGCACGGCCAATTCCCCATCATCAAGCTGACCCTCAACCCGTGGCCCAACACGTGGCTGGGGAAAGCCCCGTTGTGGGATCTGCTGCGGCTGCAAACGTCGATGAACCGTCTGCTGCGGGTAGTGGACGACCATGCCAGCCAAGTCGCCCAACCCGGCAGCGTCCACGACAAGAACTCAGTCAGCCGCTCCGCCTACGAATCGTTCGACACTAGGCGGGCAGGCTGGAAAATCTACCAGAATCCGCTGGCCGGCAAGGGCATCCAGATCGTCAATCCGCCGCCTCTGGACAGTGTGATCAAGGAGCACATCGCGTGGATACAGGCCGAGATGTCGGAGCTATCTGGCCTCACCGATATGCGCCAGCTGTTGGACCTGAATCAAATTCCGTCAACGTCTACGGTGGAGTCGATTATCCGCTCGATGTCCCCGGCTCTCAGATTCCGCAGTCGTGTGATGGAGGCGTTTGCCCGCGACTTTGCGATGCAGGTGGCCTACAACTTCTCCCAATTCACTTCGATCACGATGCGAACAGCCGAACTCGGCCCCGGCAGTATCACCCAGGATGACTTCGACTTCGACCCCGGCTCCATGATCCCCCAATACATCCACCCCGACGACCTGAACGCCGAAACCGGAGAGCCGACCGAGGGTGCTATCCTGCGCGGCCCCCGCCCCCGCTACGACCGCGCCCGCGAATTCCTCCGCCGCTTTGTGTTCAAAATAGCCCCCGGCTCGCTGCTGAACGCGGCTCAAGTGGAGCAGAAGCTGATCTATCTACAGCTGGCGCGCGCCGGGTGGATGGATATTTTCACGCTGTGGGAGATCCTAGGCATACCCAACATAGGTGTGCTGCCGGATAACGTGAGGACGATTCCGGAGCGTCTGATCTACCAACAGGCGTTAGGATTGACTGGTATAGTTTCTCCAGCCGGAAGGAAAGCATCTGGGCAGGAGACTCCAAGATTGGTCACTAAGGAAAGTAGCTGATTCTCGGGGCGGGTCATCGCTTGGCCCAGTGTGAAATATACGAAAGCACCGGATTTCGCTCGCCGCCCCTTCAACCACTACTCTACCTCTAGCTAGACCCTAACACCAGTTTTACAAACAATTTCTTTTCTGTTATTTTCCACACTGAGGTAAGCCCTATCCATGGCGCGTCATCCAGGCGGCTCGGGCAGCATGGGGATTCATGGCAGTATGCCCTCCCATCGCGGAGGCCGCAAGTCCATGGGTAAGCAATCAAGAGGCGGCAACCTAGCCAAAGCCAAGGTGAAGTCCTCTGCCCGTTTTTCCGCCAAGGGGGCGGCCACCAAGTCCCCTTATTAGCCACGATGCCCGACTCGCTCCCACCTCTCCCTAAAAACGTATCCAAGTCGAGCGCGGCATCTACGCCCCCCGGAGCGCCCCCCATGTCAGGCGCCCCCGGAGCACCATCATCGCCAATGGCCGGCGGCCTGCCCGGTCTGATGCAAGGTATCCAGCAGGTAGAAGCGGGAGCCCAGATGCTGGCGTCACAGCTACCATCCCTCACTCCCATAATCGCGGAATTCGTATCCAAACTCCGCATGGCAATTCCATCCGCGCTTGGAGCTAACGCAGGCCAGGGACAACCTCCTATGGGTCAGCAACAGCCTATGGGCGGCGGCATGCCCGGTGTACCCGGACCTCCGGCTATTACAGGCGGCCAGTCGCTTCCGTTACCTCCCATGTAAGGACTAGACAATGGCACAGACACCAGAGCAATTCTTTACCGAGTTATGCACCGAAGCCGGGTACTCGCCAGAACAGACTGCCCAGCTATTGCAACTCGCCAAGCACGAGAAAGTAGCAACCAAACTAGGCGGCGTACTCAAGACCGCGCAAGACGATTATCAATCTCAGGTTGGACGGCAGAAGGCAGCGGAAGATAAGTTGAAGTCCTATGAGCAGCAGGTGACGGACTGGTATGCCAAGTCCAATGCCGCCTACCAGCAGGCCCAAGCCGAACGCGACGCCATGAACCAGCAGTTGTCAGCTCTCAAGCAGCAGTTAGGCGTCGATCCAGGCAACGGCTACCAGCCTCCTACCAACGGCGACACCTCCAAATACCTGACCAAGGAGGATCTGCTGGCGGCGATGAACGAGCAAAACACCCGATTCGCCGGCGTCATCAAGGACATCACCCGCGTAGCCAGCCGCCACGCCGCCAAGTTCGGCGAGGAGCTGGACACCGAAGCACTGGAGGAGACGCTCAAGCAACACCCTGGCCTCTCGGTCGCCCAGGCCTACGAGCAGATGGTGGGGCCGCGGCTGAGGGAGGAACAGGAGAAGAGGCACCAGAAAGAGAAAGAGGAGTATGCCGCCGAGAAGCTGCGGGATTACAAGAGCCAGCATCATCTGCCGGTTGATCCCGTACCTGCCGAGACGGCGCCGATGTATCGCAATACAGACCCCAAGGACATGCCGAAAGATATTGATGCTGATTTGCTGGAGGCGTGGCATAGCGTGGGACGGAAGTGACTCTTTATGGCGCTGACTGAAGCGAAGCTGGAGTATCACCGGAAATACCGGGAAGCTCATCGCGATCAGTACAACGCCAGATTCAAGCGCTGGCATGAGGTCAATGGCAGGTCTCGATACTACGAGAATGTCGAACTGACGAGAGCCATAAAGAGAAAGTGTTATTACAAGTCGGTCGGTAATCTACTGCAAGCTGAGAAAGAACAGGACGTGATCGACGCGCTCCGTGAAAAATTCCCTAGAAAGCCTGGTGGGCCGCCGACTAGGTTTTCAAAAGAGGAAATGGCAGTTCGTCGAAAGGCAACCGTTCGTAAGGCTAGGTATAAAGGCATCTCGGGCATCGCAGAGAATTGCTTGAATGAACCCAAGCATTGTGAGTTGTGTGGCAGTGGCAAGAAGATCAGCATGGATCACTGTCATGAGACTCGCAAATTTCGTGGCTGGCTTTGTGACGACTGTAATTTGGCTCTCGGGCGCGTGAAAGAAAACATCGCCACTTTAGAAGCGATGATCGCGTACCTCAAAAAACATAAAGAAGGAGGTTAGATTTTATAATCTAACTACAACATGCCAGATAACTTGGACCAAATCAATGTTAGTACGCGACGCTACATAAGAAGTAACCCCGCGCTAGTCGATAACATCTACAACCAGGACGCGCTCAATTATTTCCTCCGCAAGAATCTCAGGGAGGACTTCTCCGGCGGCTCGACGATCAACGAGAATTTCATCTACGCCTCGATGATCGGCGGCCCCTATTTGAAGGGGAAGAACTTCAACGTGGCCCAGCGCCAGACCGAGCAGCAGCTGCGGTTTGACGTGAAGTTTACCCAAGTCTCCGTCCCCCTCTACCAGGAAGACATCCAGGTGCTCAACAAGGGGGATCTGGCGGCGGTGAAGCTGCTGAGGGCGCGTATCGACGAGGGGTATATGTCGTTAGGCGCGTTTGTGTCTATCCTGACGTATCTCAACGGCATCAACGCCAACTACACGGCCAATATCAACGGCCTCGCCGAGGCGCTGAACGACGGTACGACAGCCGGGTGGGACGGCAACACCTACACGACTTACGGCGGCCTGACCCGAGCTACTTATGCTCCGTCGCTCACTTCCGCCCCCACCGTCATCGCAGGCGCCATCGAGTACGACACCATCGACCGCCAGTACATGAACGCCTTCTACGGTAGCGGCAACTACGAGCCCAACCTGATGATTACCACCCCCATCGGGTTCAGCTACATCAAATCTAAGTTCCAGACCCAGCAGCGGTTCCAGGACACCAAGCTGGATGTGGGCGTGGGATTCCGCGGCATGAGCTTCAACGGCGCCACCCTGGTAGCCAGCCGTTATGCTCCCGGCAGCTACATGACAGGCCCCGCCGGCGCCGGCACCGCCGACCCAGTAGCGACCACGGTGCTGTCGGAAATGTCCAATGGAGCAGTGGTTGCCTACCCGGTGGGATCGCTAGGCAACTCAGGTGAGTCTCTGTTCATTTTGAACGCCCGTAAGCCGTTCCTGAACTACTACGTGTCGAACGACTCTACGTTCGGCGGCGGCTTCAGGGACTTCATTCCGTCGGCCAACAACACGATTCTGGTCGGTCAGGTATTGCTCGCCCACAACCTCACCCTCCACCCGCGCTACCACCGTTACCTCTACGGGTTCAGTTCATAGAGAAAGGATCTATAGGAGACTACTACTATGCCAAATGTGGTTCGCATCATTTCCCCTTTCATCGTGAACGGCAACCCGGACACCATGAATGTCCAGCTCACCCAGTCGCCCACCGCTCCCGGCAGCTTCACGCCCTATGCTCCCGGCGACCTGGGAGCGAGCTTCGACCTGAACGACAAGACCTATGAGGTGGTGCTGCTGGACTCGGGCGCTACCTCCGCTACTGGAGTTGGAGCGGTTACGGCTGGCCAGGTGGCGTTCTGGAAGTCCAAGACCCTGCGCGTCGTCACCAACAACTTCCAGCAATGCCTGACGCCGACGGTCCCTGCCAACTCGGTAGCTGGCATCTTCCGCTCGGCCCTGACTCCCGGCACCTACGGGTCTCTCATCTGCGTGCTGACGCGGGGCGCAGCCATCACCGTGGCTGCTGGCACCACCGCTCTGGGATCTACGGTTATGGCGGGAGCAGTCGCTTCTACCGCTAACGTGATTACGGCTACTGGCGTCTTCACCCAGATCGGCATCGCCCGCACAGCCGACTCGGGGGGATTTGCTACCGTGGACGTAGACATCCCGAATCTGCCGTAAAAGGAGGAGACTAATGGCAGCCGTCACCCAGTTATCGGCCCGCTTCAACGTGGTGGGCAACCGCCGCTCCCAGCTCTATCGCATCTCGGGAGGCACAGGCGACACGCTCACCACGGGCCTCAACTCGATCATCGAAGTCAACGTAGAACCCAATGCCACCAACTCGCCCACGGTGGCTAGCTCTGGCGGAGTCGTCACCTTCACCTCGGGAGGCGCTTACACCAATGTGGGGGTCGAGGTAATCGGCAACTAACGGTCACCGTGTGGACACCTTCTACACTCTCTGGAACCGGCTCCAGCTCCGCTCGCCCGCTATCGGCCCGGCGCTCGCCCAGGACTTCATCCGGGACGCGTTCAACCAGTTAGCCGAACGGCGCGAGTGGAGCTGGCTCCAGAGATCGTCTGCTTTCTTCCCCCCCACCTTCACCCTCACCGGCACGGTAAGCGTAACCGGCGATTCCGTCTACGTGACTGGAGTAGCCACTACGTTCACGGCCCTGGCTATCGGCGCTCAAATACGGATTGGCGGCTTAGGCGGCTCCTCCTACCCGACTTATACCATCGCCCAAATCCCCTCCGACACGTTGCTGGTGATGGACAAGCCATGGGCCGGCCCATCGCTCTCTACCCAGCAATATCAGGTATTCCAGTGCTACTACCCGGTGCCTGCTGACTTCAACTACTTCTACTCCATCGTCAACACCACCTCCAACTACCGGCTGTGGCACAATCTCACCCAGGCGGAACTGGACTTGGCCGACCCCCAACGTGTCCAAACCGGCATCACCTTCGCGGCAGCCTTCTATGACTACACCACCAACTACAACGGAAGCGTCTCCCCCATCCTCCAGGTTAGCGGCACCGGGCCTGCGCCCGTCTCGACCACGAGTCAGGGGTTTTCTTTCCCGGCAGACTCAGTCTACACTGTCGAAATCACGACGGCAGGCGTCCCCTCGGGCGCTCTCGTCTTTGAGTGGAAGCAAGACTCGAACCCCTATAACACGGGGGTTGCGGTCGCCGACAACAATCCGATAGACCTCTCCAACGGCATCCAGGTCTACTTCCCCCAAGACACCTATGTGCTAGGCGACGTGTTTATCATCCAGGCCTTCGCCGCCACCACATCCGGCGTGCCCCGCTACGAACTGTGGCCGCGCCCCATCAATACCCCCTACGTCTACCCATACCTCTACATCGCCAAACTCCCCGATCTCTCCGACACACGGCCACAGTTGCCGGATCTGATCGCAAGGAGAGGGGACGTGCTGCTGGAGATGGCATTGGCGAATTGCGCCCGCTTCCCCGGCACCGACACTATGGCCAACCCCTACTTCAACCTCAACGTCGCGGTGCAGCACGAGGCACGGGCGGAGCGCATGATATACGAGCTGGAGAAGAAGGATGACGACCTGGCCATCAAGGATCTGCGCTATCAGGCAGCGCCGTTCGCCCCAGCTCCATGGATGGACGGCAGCTGGCTACAGACCCACGCAATCTATAATAGTCCGTAGCCTATGCGTGACCCCTACTTGAAGCTGTCCGACTCCACTCCCTCAGTCGGCACTACCCCCATCGCCCTCCCCCATGCCGCCACCTACTTCGACGGTAGTAGTGAGGCGCGTCTGCGGAATATAGAGCAGCTACTACAGCTACTGACGCCGCGTGTGAGCCAGTTGGAAGCCGTCACCCTCAAGCAATCAGCCGAGCTAGCGTCGGCGCTGAATCAAGTCTCTCTCGCCTACTCCATCGTCAGCGACCTCAGTTCCCGGCTGCTATTGGCGGAGCAGCGGATAGAGAAGTTTACCGAAGACACCCATTCCCAAGTATCCATGCTGCTGCCATTGGTCCATCGCTTGGAGGATGCAATTGCCGCCGACCGCCGCCTCTACACCGCTCAGGCCCTCGACATAGCCTCCCGCGTGGACAAACTAGAACTCACTCTCTGGCAGCGCATCCGTTACTGGCTCTCTAACTTATGGCCCTAGCCGCCACGACAATCTGGGAGGTTCAGACCGGTGGCTCGGACGCCAACAACGGCGGCGCATTTGATCCGGGGCAAACGGCGGGCATGTTTACCGATGGTGCCGCCACCGTGGCTACCTCCGCTGCTCCTGTATTCACCTCGGCGTCCTACAACTTCGTGGCAGGCGACGTGTCGGCGTGGCTGTATATAGCGAGTGGCACCAACTGGATTGCAGGGTGGTATAAGATTGCCTCGGTCGCAGCCAACGCTGCCACCTTGACCGCAACTGCCGGCGCCGCTGTACTCTCTACCCGCACTCCCACCACAGCCACTGGATGCGCGACTACTGCCTCCCCTACTGGCGCTACATGGTCGATCGACTACTCCCAGCAAGCCGGAGCGGAGTTCACCTATACCGACATCACCTCTACCGGCGTCGGCCTGACCGCGACATCGGCTGCACACCCGTTCGGCAAGCAGCAGGTGGGAAACTCGCTGGTCATCACGGGCGGCACCAACTTCCTTACTGGCCGCTACGTGCTGGCGTCGGTATCCGGCGTCACCGGCACCTTCATCGGCCCTACTAATCTGCATAACGCTGCCGGCACCAACAACAACGGTGCGGGCGGCATGGGGGGAGCGCTCGTGACTCTAGGCACCCCCAATGGCATCATGGTGAGCGGTAACTGCTGCTACGTGGCGGCTGGTACCTACGTCATCACCGTAGGCATTACCCTCACCGCTGGTGCTACTAGCCTCAACAAGCGCTGGTATGGCTATACCACGGTACGCGGCGATAGTGGGAAGGCCACTATCCAACTCTCCGGCTCGACGATCACGATGATCACGATGTCGAACGCCAATACGACGTTCCAGAACTTTATCCTGGACGCCAACGCTCAAACTGCCTCGATCTGCCTAAGCATCAGCAGTTCCACTTCCTACGCGAATAACATCAAGTGCTCGAACTTCAGGGGCGCACAGGCAGTAGTAGTGACGGGCGGCGCGTCGGCATCTAATATCTGGGCTACTGGCGGCAGTTCAGCGGTTACGCAGGCGTTCATTGTCAATTCAGCTAGCAGCGTGTTGCTTTACTGTATCGCCAACGGCAACGCTCACCGGGGGTTCACGGCGGGTGCGGCGTGTGCTTTCATCGGCTGCATTGCGGCCAACAATTCAGGAGCCTCGACCGACGGCTTCGTGTCCGCTACTTCCAGCAATTTCCGCATGGTGAACTGCATCGCCTACGGCAACGCGCGGGACGGCATCCGGGTGTCGGTGGGACTACTTGATGGGGCTACTCTCATCAACAACATCTCCTATCTCAACTCCGGTATTGACATCAACGAAACCGGCACGGCAGTGACGGATGGCCAACTCTACTTCGACTACAACGCCTACGCTACCAAAACCGGCGTCCCCTCCGGCGTCCATGACGTGGTGCTGACTGCCGATCCCTTCATCAACGCCCCCTCCCTCAACTTTGCCCTCAACACCGTGGCGGGCGGCGGCGCGGCATTGCGGGGCGTCGGGTTTCCGGGTGTGTTTGTGGACGGTGGGTCTACCGGCTACGAAGACCTCTGCCTGATCCAGCATCATGATCCCTTCTTCCACACGGGCATGGCTGGAGGATTTCCGGCATGAAGCTCGATATCCTCCAGGGCAAGACCTCCAAGCGCATCGTGGTGTTTATCCAGAGTTCCATCTCGACCAACGGAGCGGGGCTGACGGGGCTGGTGAATAATAGTGGCGGCCTTACTTGGTACTACTGGCGCGAGGACACTGGCAATGCGGCGGGCACCATAGTAAACATTGTCTCCGCCACGCGTGGCACCTTCACCTCCAGCGGCTTCATCGAGATAGACGCCACCAATCTCCCCGGCTTCTACGAGCTAGGCGTTCCCAATGCGGTGCTGGCGACGGGCGCAACGTGGGCCGTGATGATGCTACAGGGGGCGGCGAATATGGTGCCATGTCCGGTCGAAATTCAGCTAACCGCCTACGACCCGTACAACGCTACGACTCTAGGGCTGACCAACTTGGACGCCACCATCAGCAGCCGCAGCACCTATGCCGGTGGTGCTGTGGCGTCGGTCACCGCCCCGGTAACCATAACGGCTGGCCAGTTGTTCATCAAAAAGAACACGGCGCTCGCCAACTTCGAGTTCCTGATGGTAAGCTCTACCGACCACATCACCCCCAAGACCGGCCTCACCATTACCGCCCAGCGCTCCATCGACGGCGGCGCCTTTGCAGCATGCGCCAACGCCGCTACAGAACTCAGCGCCGGCATCTACGTGATCAACCTCAACGCATCCGATCTCAATGGCTCCGTAATTACGTTCAAATTCTCGGGTACTGGGGCCGACACCCGCTACCTCACCATGGTGACTCAAACATGATCATCGACTGGAACTCGCAGGATATCGGCAATTACGCGCTAGGATGGTTGCTGGACTGGTCTACTGGCGCTTCCGTTACACCGTCTGGAGGAGCCGCCAACGACCAGCGCGTCTCGATCGGCACCATCTTCGGCCTCAAAACTCCCGAGCCTCGGATCGGAGGATTCTAGATGCAGCGCCCGCTCGGCACTATCGTGGTACTCACCCCCGGCACCCCAGTGGCTATCAGCCCCACCCAGCTCAACTGCCAGTCGATCCTCATCCAGGCCCTATTCACCAACACAGGCCGCATCTACATCAACTGCTACGGCCAGCGCGTGGCCACCCTCGCCGTCCCTACTGCCAACTCCATCCCCTCGTTCTCGGTCACGATCCCCGATGCGCCGGGGGGGTTGGATGCACTGGCCTATACGATTGATGCCCAAGTAGGGGGCGAAGGAGTTGACGTGAGCTATGCAAGACCCTAGGATGCTGGTAGACTAAGCGTGAAGGAGAACACCTGAATCATGGCCAAATTGGATAGCCCCATGCAGGACGGCACCACGGTGGATCAGATTAAGACTTCCATGAGTGATGCCAACGTGGGCAAAAAGAACGGCCCCGGCGTCCACTCATACAGCGGGACGTTCAACTCTGGCGGCTCGGGCGGATCGAACAAGATCGTGGGGCCTGGGGTAGAAGGCCAGTACCCGATCAAATCGCCCAAGGAAACCAAGCTCTAATCCTGCGTGAGTGCCCTATTCCCAGACCACGCTCGCCCAGTTCACCGCTGACATCAGTTCGGCGTTGCTGGACACTGCCAACGTTTACTGGACGGTGGATGAGATCGAGCGGGCGATCCGGGAGTCGCTGCTTGTATGGGGGGCGCTCACCAGCTACTGGAGAGAACGTGGCATCTTCAATACCTCGGCATCGACTGCGATATATGACTTGTCTGTGCTCCTGCCCACTCTGCGTTCCCGAGTCTACAGCTTCGATCAGCTGGCAAGAGAGATTCAATACCACTTTTATGAGCCAAGTACTGGAGTTCTGGGCACGGGGATGTCCACCCAGTTCACCATTGGACAAATCATCTCCGCCCTCGGACGCGCCCGCAACCAGTTCATAATCGACGCCCGGCTACCGATAGCCGACTTAGAGATCTCTGGTATCTTCCCCAGCCCCCCCTCTGGTCGTACCCCGCTCCCCCAGCAGGTAGTTGCGTTGTCTCATCTGTGGTGGCAAGACGCCCCTAGTGGCATCTGGTACCCGTTACGCAAGATCGACGCATGGGCCGAGGATAGCTACCTGCCGACTTGGCCTACTCAATCCGCCATCCCATTCGCCTACTCCACTGCCGAGATGCCCCCGCTCGAAGTCGGCTTCTACCCCATCCCCGGCAACTCCGGCGCGATCTCAGCCTTCGCCTTGGAATCCGAGGACTATACTGCTACCCCCATTGATGCCTTCACCAGCCTCCTCCTCCCTGACGAGTTTTCGGCGGCAGTCAAATATGGTGCGATGTATTCGGTGCTGAATAGCGACAATGAGGCGTTTGACGAGCTGCGATCCCAGTACGCTAAGCAGCGGTATACGTCGTTAACCGGGGCCGCCAACGCCCTGATGCGCTCCGTCATCCGCACCCAGATCGGCAGCGTCCCCATCCCGCTCGACACCGTGGCCAACCTAGACTCTGCCAGACCTCAATGGAGAAACATACTTGGGTATCCGAATTTTGCGGCCTGCGCCTACGACCTGCTGGTATTCGCCCCTACGCCTAACGCCCAATACAGCGTGAGCTGCGACGTGGTGCGCTCTGCCCCGGTGCCGCTGACGACGAACACGCTGCTCCAAGTCGGCCCTGAGGAGCTGCCCTATCTGTTCGACTACTGCCGCCATATCCTGAGCTTCAAGCTGGGTGGGGCCGAGTTCACCGCCACCATGCCGCTCTATGACAACTTCCTGGCAGGCGCAAAACAACGTAACTCTATCCTCACCGCCAAGTCCGAATACTTAACGCCGTTGTTCGGCCAGAGTAGAAAGGAAGCCGACCTTGCTGTCCCTGCGTAATCTAGTACCCATACTTCTACTTCTCCTACCCGCTCCAGCGCTCGCCGTGAACATGCGCCTAACCGGCTGGTGCCAGCAAGGGGGGCAAGTCGTCACCATCTCCCCCAAATCCTCTACCACCAAGTTCCAGCGCTCCTACCCCGGCTGCACCGTGACCGTGTATGCCGTGGGCACCCTGACGCTGGCTACTATCTATTCAGATTCGTCGGCCACCCCATTAGCCAATCCGTTTACGGCTAATTCGGTCACCGGCATGTGGTTCTTCTACGCCGCCGATGGCCGCTACGACATTCAGCTATCCGGCTCCAACATCTCCCCCCCATTCACCATCGGCGACGTTACCTTTCTGACCACGGGAGGAGGTGGTGGGGGAGGCGGCGGTACACCGGGAGGGGCCAACCTTCAGATCCAATACAACGCTAGTGGCACATTCGGCGGCTTCACAGTCACCGGCGACGCCACTCTCAGCACGGCCACAGGCGTCCTCACCCTCTCCACGGTCAACTCGAACGTGGGCGTCTGCGGCTCTACCACTAGCTTCCCCATCATCACCCTCGACGCCAAGGGCCGCGCCACCGCCTGTACTACCCAGACCGTAGCTGGATCGAGCGGTACCCCCGGCGGCAGTAGCGGCCAAGTGCAGTACAACAACTCCGGCGCATTCGGGGGCTTTACGGTGAGCGGCGACGGCAGTTTAAATACAACCACCGGCGTCCTCACGGTGACGGCGACCGGGGGATCGGCGTTCGCGGCATCGGCTACCACGAATGCGCTGGTAGCGTCCAACATTTCCTCGGGCACTCTCCCCACAGGCCGCCTCCCGGCGTTCTTAGGAGATGCTACATCAGCCGCTGGTACCGCTACCCTAACCCTAGCCACCGTCAACTCCAACACCGGCCCCTGCGGCGACTCCACCCACATCCCCCAAGTCACCCTCAACGCCAAAGGCCTGACCACGGCCTGCACCCCCGTCTCCATCTCGGCGGGCGGCGCCCCCGCGTGGTCGGCCCTAACCAACCCCACCGGCTCCCTCTCCCTTACTATGGCCGCCTTCCAATCCATCTGGACCTACAACGCCGCTACCGGCAGTTCGGCCATGCAGCTGGTTACGGATACCGTGAACAATACCGGCACCGGCCAGCTGTGGCGCTCCTCCTCCGCTGCCGGATCTCAAGCGGTGCCGTGGCAGGCAGACGCAAACGGGGTGGGCTGGCGTGTCACTAACACCGGCAACTTCGAGAGCGTGGGGATGAGCGGGGTGCCGTGGACGATTACCGGGCTTGTGGGTACAACGCCGACTACCCCAGCGGCCTCCAACCTGACGCTATTTTTCGACACTACGAAGAAGCGCATCAGCTCAGTAGACGATGCCGGCGTAGTTACTAAGTACACGGGCGTGCTCCCCGGGGCTGTATCGGCTACAGCGCAGGTAGCAGCTATTACGACTTCTACCCTATGTGCGACGGCCAACTGCATCGCGGGCCAGTATCGGATCACTGCCTACATCGCCTCCACGGTGACGTGTGCTACTCCTGGCCCCGGCATCACCGGCATCACTATAGGATGGACCGACGACGTAGCGGCCAAGACCCAGAAGCTGCCCCTAGTAGGAGCCGGAGTTACTGGCAGCGACATAGCAATAGGGGATCTTACCAGTTTTGGCCAGTCCACGATCAACTTCTGGTCGAGTGGGGCAGTCGTGATCACCTACGCGACCAACTACACGGCTTGTACTACAGGCACCGGCACTTACTCTCTACGTATAACTACAGAGAGAATTCAGTAGGAGGATTATCTTGAGCACGCTTAAGACATTGTATGGTACTGCCAACCAGCCTATCACCTGTACCATCACCAGCCTTGCCGACCAGAGCTACCGTCAGTCCACAGCAGTCGACAACTCTACTAACCTCTATCTGGATGTGCTGGTCACGGTCAAAGGTAAATCCAATGCGGCTGGCGTCTCATCTACCGGCAAGCTGGAGATTTTCGCCTACGCCTCCACCGACGGTAGCTCCTACGATGGCAGCTGCACCGGTACTGACGGCAGCTACACCCCCCCATCTACTCCTACCAACCTATCCTACTTAGGTGTCCTCAACCTCACTGGTAATGCGGTTACCGACCAGCGCACCTTCTCGCTAGCCCAAGCCTATGGCGGCTCTATCCCAACCAAGTGGGGCATCGTGGTCTACAATGCTACTGCCGCCTCGCTTGATGCCGCAGTAGGGTCGGCATGGTATCAAGGGATTCAGGCACAGACGGTGTAGTGGATGCATTCGAGCATCTTCAGGCAGGGGACGGGGAAGCCAGCACAAGGGCTTCAGCTAAGAGGGTCGAACCACCTCACCAATGGTCTTGTTGCCTTTGCTCCCTTCTCGATCGACGCGGCTACGTTTGGTGCCGCAGGCTCTATCACCAACCTCAAGACGCTCGACATCGGACCCAACCTGTTCCGCGTCCAGTGGCAGAACTACTCCTCGATCACTAGCGTCTACGAGCCCTGTCCGTGGGGGACCGCTGTCCGGTTTGGTCGCTCAACCGCCCAGGCTGACCAGAACTTTTGGCTACACTATACTGCTGACCAGGTGCTGCTGGACAAGATGCCGCTCGGCACCAGCCCACGCACCATCTCTGCCCTGATCCGTGCCGACCCTGCCTTCGACATCTACCCGCAGCAGATCGTCAACTATGGCCGCTACATCTTCGCTCCCGCCAACGGCCAGTACTTCGCCTTTCTCTATTACAACAACAGCGTAGCCTTGTTCACCAATCCCTATCAGCTGAACGCCCTTTACCCGTCAGATGGTGGATGGCATATGGTGTCGGTAGTATTTCCTAATAGTTCCACGCTCAACATCCAGGCCCTGATCTATGTGGATGGGCTGGTAGCTACCTCACTGGGAAATACCGGCTCGCAGACCATCGATACCCAGATGACCGTCAACCGGCAGGAGTGGGCGTTTGCCATAGGTCAGGACAACTACGAATACGCGGCGAATGGCACTCAGGTGTTTCACGGCGCGATGGCTGGGGTGTGGGTATGGAACCGGGCACTAACTCCCAATCAGCAGATATCCCATGCGCTTGATCCGTTTCAGATGATCGCCCGCCCCCGCAGCTACGTCACCTTCATCGAAGTCCTAGCCCCCCCACCCCCCAACCCCCCTCCTACCTGCTCCATCTTCTCTAGCCCCGGCACCATCCACCCCGGCGATACCTCAACTCTCACTTGGACTACAGCCAACACTCCCGATACCGCTACCATCGACAACGGCATAGGATCGGTCAACCCGCTAGGCGGCAGCGTGGACGTGACCCCGACTACGACTACCACTTATGTACTGACAGTGGAAAATGTGGACGGCACCTCCACCTGCGAGGCCACCGTGATCGTGCAGGAGATACCGGGAGAGCTGGAGGGGCAGTGTAATAATCCTCCGTCAGGCAGAGTAGGAGTCGATTACATCCACACATTCATCGCCACCGGCGGCGTCCCTGCCTACACCTACACCATCATTGCCGGCATCCTGCCTATCGGCCTCATTCTAGCGTCTAATGGCGTGGTCAGCGGCATCCCATTACTGCGTGGCATGTACTTCTTCACGGTGCAGGCGACGGACTCCAACGGCTTAATCTCTACTTTTAGCTGCAATATTCCGATAGCATGTTGATATGCCGATCCCCGACCGCACCCCTTTCAAGCTGACGTTGCGCGGCATCAACTTGGTGGACCTGGTGGACCAGCTCCCTCCTGGCGACTACCCCTACTGCAACAACATCCGCTCCCTCTCCCAGGACGGCGTCGAATCCCGCCCCGGCCAGGACCCCGTATTCCCTGCTGCGATGCCCGATCTCGCTGTCCACTCTATCCGGTCGCTCACCGACATCACCTCCCCAGCTCCTTTGTACGAGCTGCTAATCGGCGCAGGCACCAACCTCTACGGCCAGCTAGGCGCCGCCCAGCCGGTGCTCATCGATAGCGGCTACTCCGGCAACCCCCTATCTCTCGTCCCCTACCGCCCCGACCAGTCCCCCGACCCCCGCATGTATGTGGCGAACGACCTCCGTATGTCGCGCATCAACACCACGACTGGAGTGCGGGATAACGTCGGCATAGCTCCCCCCAACGTGCCGCCATCAGCCGAAGTCACCTCCAACCTCCACGCCGTCATCAGCTCCGACGTGGCAGCGAGCTGGTCCGCTACCGGGATAGCGGGCTCCATCACGTCCCAAACCCGCGTCTCCACCAATATTGCCCAGATCCTCTACGATACCGGCACCACGGGATTCGCCACCATATCTCCAGCTTCTACCGACAACCATTGGCTGCAACCTGGAGCGCGGCTCGTGTTGGCGGGCGGGCCGGATACGTCGACCGTGCTGGAGGTGCATCCCGCTATCAGCTCGACTACGATCGACAACATCGTCTATGATTCGGGGGCTACGGGCGACTGCACCATGGTGTTGGTAGGCCTCTCCAAGGGCATCGCGCGCAATTCACTTATCGTAATCGCCGGGGAGGTGATACGTGTTCTTTCGGTTACTCCCTCCCCCGACGGCTCCTACTCCCTACGTTGCTCTACTGTCGGCTCCTATGCGGCAGGCAATGCTGTCACGGGTTTGGTCTCATTCAGGATGGTGACCAGTGTTAATTATGCGATTGGCACGACTCTTACGGCGCTGGCGGTGCAGTTTATTCTCACTACGGGGGCCACGTTTGTCGGCGGAATCAAGATGCCCCGCGTCGTCGATTTATCCAGCATTCGTCCCGGTATACCGCTTCAGCTCGACGATTACATTCACATATCTATCAACGCCAACACCCCCTCCAACATCACCAGTGGTCGTCTGCTCCTCGACGTGGACTCCACTCTCAACGATTTCACCAAGGAATACTACCAGTACGAATTCACCTCCACCGCCTTCACCGACGCCGGGTCGAGCCAGTGGGTAGAGCTATTTGTCCGCGTATCGGACTTCACTAAGATCGGTTCCGACTATACGCGTACGTTCGCCAACGTGCAGGAGATTGGGGTGGAACTGACGGTGACTGGCAACACCACGGTCCAGATAGCGGCGTGGTGGGCAGGCGGCGGATATGGTCCCGACGTCATCCCCGGCTCCCCTGTCGGCCTCATCTATCGTTATCGTTACCGCGACTCCAGGACAGGTGCCAAGTCCGTCCCCGGCGCCGCCACCCGCTACGAGCTATTCCCCCAGCGCCAGCAAGTGACGGTGCTGGTGTATCCATCTACCGACACTCAGGTGGACTCGATCGACATCGAGCGGCTGGACCCGCTGCTCCAAGCCCCCGCCCCCGCCACCGCCAGCTTCACCTACGTCGGCACAGTACCCAATGCGCTGACCTTGTTCAACGACAATCTATCCGCCACCGCTATCTCGTCCAACCCATCGCTTGAGACGAATGTGTTTCAGCCATTCCCGGTACTCAAGCCGCCGCTGGCTGGCGTCGTGAATGTAGTGGGCACGTGGGTGACCTACGTCTCGGGTGATCTGTTCCCCGCCAACCTCATCGCCGGCACGGTGATCCTGATCAACGGGGTCGCCTATCAGACGTATGGTCAGCCCCTAGCCTCCAATGTGTTGCAGCTAGTGCTGTCGGCAGGCACCCAGTTGGGCGTCAGCTACTCCATCGTCAGCCCAGTCATCGCAGGCACTCCGCTGCCAGTTCTATTCGGCCCTCTAGAAGGCCCTACGGCTTCCTTCCTGTTCGGTACTGGTGACTCAGATAACCCCGGTACTATCTACTACACCAACGGCAACGACCCGGATTCAGCAGCCTCCACCAACTTTATAGAGATCACCCCTCCATCAGAACCACAGATAGGTGGTGTTGTATGGAATACCTATGTTTTCAGCGGTAGTCGGGAGCGCCTGTTTATGGTGCAGCCGACGTTCGACCAGCCCAACCTGTTTACGCCGCTCCAGATCCCGGCTGCATCGGGCTTCTGGTCTCCATGGTCGATAGCGGCGGGCAAGGATGGCATCTACTACCTAGGCAGGGATGGGATTTATCGGGCGGTCCCCTACTCAGGCTCCATTCCGGTAGCGACGGATCTGTGGCCGCTATTCCCCCACGAAGGCGACCCCGGCGTGCAAGCTGGACCCCTGCTGCCGGTCGACATGACCCAGGGCAGCCCCAGCTCCCTCCAACACTCGCTTACTGTGTGCGAGCAGGATGTGTACTTGGACTACCTGGATACTGGTGGGGCGCGCCGTACCCTACGCTATGCCCCAGACAACATAGGTGCTTCTCAACCACGCCACGGCTGGCTGCCGTCAACCTATGCCCACCCGGTGACGCGCCACTACTGGGAGGAAGTCCCCTTTGGCACCACCCCTCGCTTGCTGGAGTGTACGAGCGACGGCTTTGTCATGGCGTCCAGGGGGGATGCCGATGTAGCCACCAACATCACCTGCTCCCTCCAGCTCCCCATCATCACTGCCGGGGACAGCCGCGCCCAGAAGCTGTATATGGACTGCATTACCGACATGGATGGTGTAGCGGATATTACGCTTGGGTTTAATTACAACTCGATTCTATTAGGCGCCGTGGTGACATCGGCATCTCCACGTGGCCAAGGCATCACCATCATCGACAGCGTGCTGCTATCGGGCGCTACAGTGGTGATCAACCTGCCGATCTTCATCAACATCTCCGCCCTATATACGTTTCATCCCGGCACTACGCTCTATGAGTTTCAGCCATCCTTCTACCCGCAGCCCTATATCGTGGAGAACGTCGTCACCCAGTTCAAGGACCACGGCATGCCGGGGTGGAAGGTCACCCGCTTCGGAAGGTTTGCCTACATCTCGGCCACCCCCTTGACGCTGACGATCGCTACGTCCGATGAGCGCGCCTACGAGTACACGCTACCGGCTCACTTGGGCCACCTCCACGTCTACGACTTCAACGTGCAGCAGCTACAGAAGGGAGAACTATTTGCATACGACTTGAGATCGGGCGATTGCCAGCCATTTGTGCTATTCCCCGATGAGACCTATATCAAGATGAAGCCGTGGACCGGTGACGGCCCATTTAGCGAGGTCAAGCCCTTTATCACATAAATAATATGGCCAAAATACCAAACATCCCTCTCTTGCGTGCTTATGCTACGGTACGGAGCCAGCCTAACCTAGCAGGCATCCCCGCCAACGCTCAGCGAGAGCTTGAATTCCTGCGTTCTTACGCGTACAAGTTATTAGGAAAGAGCAATAGCACAGCGGACCAGACCTCCTCCTTCCAGCAATTCGATACTACCTACGATGGCCACCCCATCCTCACCCTCCCCTCCTCCCCTGTCGAATCCACCGTGCAGGCCTACCGCAACGGCCTGCTGCTGCGGCGTGGGAAGGATCACGACTACCTGATCTCAGGCCGTATCCTGGAGCTGCGACCGGGAGCGGCGGCGCTCGCTGGCGACTGGATCGAAGTAACCTATGATTCGCTATAACCAGATCGACAACGACGACCGGCAAGGCGACGGCACCCAGTTTCTCACCTCCGCTGGCCCCTTTACCAGCGGCAACGTGATCACTACTGACGCCTCGGGCAAAGCAGTAGATGGGGGTGCGACTCCTGGTGCTGGTACCGTCACCCACACAGGCACTCTCACCAGCGGCCAGATCATCAAGGGCAATGGGGCAGCTGACATCACGGTGGGCAACCTAGCTGGCGACGTGACGACTAGCGGCTCCATGACCACGACGCTGGCCAATATTCCCAACGACACCCCCATGGCAGGAGACCTATTAGCCACGGCCATCGCTGCCCCCGCTACCCCGGCTGCGGGTAAGGGCCGGATCTATGTGGACTCGACAGCGAAGAATATCGCGGTGAAGGATGATGCCGGAGTAGTGAAGCATGGGGTGCAGTCGAAAGCTGCGGTGGCTACTAATTTCCTGACTGCGATCTCAGATGCTGGCTTGGTCACTGCTGCCCAGCCTACGGATGCCGACCTGTCGCTCTCCGCTATTACCACCAACGACGTGAGCACGACGAAGCACGGATTCGCCCCCACGCTACCTAACGATGCAACAAAATTTCTAAATGGCGTAGGCGGCTATACTACTCCAGGCGGTAGTTCCGGCGGTTACGTGCTGCTCGAACAACACACCGCCTCCGCTTCCTCCACTCTTGACTTCACCACATGGTATAGCTCAGCCTATGACGACTACATCATTCGCTTCGTCAACATCCTAGTAGGCACAAATACCGCAGACCTGCTGATGCGGATGTCAACCGATGGCGGCGCGACCTATGATTCTGGCAATAATTACGGGTGGGCACTCAACGCATGGATCAGAAGCTCGGCAGGACAGGCGGGGTCGGATACCACCAATGTCATCGAACTGGCCAACTCTATCTCCACCACTGCCAGTTATGTCACTACCGGCGAAATCAATCTAGTCGCGCCTGCCGACGCCGCTGCTTTCAAAACCGTCTACGGCATGATGTTTGCCCGCAACTCGGCCAATGGCCTACCAGCAGAAGGCAAGACAGTAGTTGGTGTCTACAAGATCACGACAGCGGTCAACGCCTTTCGCATCCTCCCCTCCACGGGCACCATCACCTCGGGCACGGTGCGGGTGTATGGGTTGGCGAAGTGACCTACCGGTTGCTCGACCCTTGTACCGAGTGGCCGCTCATCGAATCCGAATTCACCACCCGTGGCTTCCCCATGCCAGACCCGACATTCGCCATGATCATGGGGGCATTCGATGGCACCGATACGTTGCAAGGCTTCCTAGTCTGCCAGTTGCAGCTCCACATGGAGCCCATCGTCCTCTACGCCCCTACTGCTCTACGTGGCCTGCTGCACAACATGGAAGACGCTATCAAATCCAAGGTCGGCCATGCGGTCTACTTCGCCTTCGCCCAGACTGAACTGGTCCAAGGGGTGTGTGAGCGGGTGTTGGGGATGGAGAAGGTAGACATGACGCTCTATCGCAAGCAGCTATGAAGTGCAAGGGGTTTCGCCTATAATAGGGCAGACCGATGCCCTTCTTACTACCATTTGCCCCGGCACTGATTGGCGCAGCAGGCGCGATCGGGGGCTCGTTAATCGGTCGTAAGGCCGGAGCTGGCAGCGCGAACCAGAAGCAAGCCTACAACCTCCTCAACTACAACGCCCAGCTAGCCCCCCGGCAGGCGCAGCAGATGTTTGGCCAAGGTCAGCAGCTGACGGGGAAGGGGATGAACCTTCTCGACAGGGCTCAGGGCGCAGCAGGTGGGGCTCAGTCCTACTTCCAACAGCTTCTCTCCGGCTCCCCCGCTGCCACCACCTCTGCTCTTGCCCCGGATATCTCCCGCATCCGCGATACCAGCCAGCAGGCGTTGCAGTCCACCTCGACGCTGGCACCGAGGGGGGGTGGCAGGAGCGGGACTCTATTTAATCTGCCGTTCCAGCAACAGGCCCAGACCAGCGGCCTCTACAACATGGTGCGTCCAATGGCAGCGCGCGGGCTACTGGATGTAGGTGGCCTGTTCGGCAACCTCGGACTGGGAACAGCGGGAGTCGGCCTCGGGGCGGCAGGCGTCGGCACCAACTTGCTGAATGCCGGTAATTACGCGGCGGGGACGATGTTTGGAGGGGCAAATCAGTTAGCCATGCAGGGAGCACAGGCGGGGGCGGCGGGAGGGCAGGGGATATTTGACATTCTTCGGTCGCTGCCATGGGACAAGATATTCAAGGGTGGAGGTGGCGGTGGCGTTCCTGTAGGTGGCACTGGTGGCTGGATAGGAGAATTTTAGGTGGGCGGATTTGCATCAGCACTAGGCGCGGTCGGCAATCGCATGCACGAGGAAAACCTCATCAACTGGCAGGCGAACTATGCCGCTAACCAGAAGATGGCGGATACGCTGGAGGCCATGTCCAAGGATGCGCGCCCCGAGTTCGCCCCCAAGCTTCAGCAGGCGGCGTTCATGTTCCGCACCTTGCCCCCCCAGAAATCACCGCCTAAGGGATTCGACCTCCATACGCTCATGGTGGACCATGCCAAGCAGGCGCTAGGCAGTGAGCGTGGGATCGAGCAGAAGCCGCAGGGAGAAGCCAAGGAAGTTCCGTCCGAAGCTCCTCAGCCCACGCAGCAACCAGCGGCTCAGGGGCAGCCGCTAGCCCAAGGAGGTCTCCCATCGCCTCCCCAAGCCGCTGTTGCCCCCACTACTCCTCCCTGGATGGGACCACCACAAGGACCGGCTGCCCAACAGGCAGTAGGGCAGGCAGTAGATCAGGGGGCCAAGCAGCAGCAGACCATAGCTGGCGCTCCTCCACCAGTTAGTGGCATGGCATCCCCCGGCTTCTCCACTCCAGGCACGCCTCCTCCCGCTGCCCTCCAGCCGCCCCCCACGCCACAGGGGTTTGCCGACGAGCATGGACCTGGCCAGTTCTACACCTACACCATGCCCGAGCGGATGCAGATGGAGGCGGGGTTTCAGGGGGCGTTGACGCGGGCCAAGGCGCAGGCGGAGGCGGAGGGCAAGCTGCAATTGTTCATGGCCGAGCGCGCCGAGAACATGAAAACCATGGAGGCGTTCCGCAAGCAGGGGTTCAGCCATTTCAAACCCGGTCTGTCGGCGTCTGGCGGTATGAGTATGCAGCCCGACCTTGGCTACCCCATCCCCGGCCTCATGACTGGCGCCGAGATACTGGCCGAAGACCCGGAGGCGATGGCGGGGAAAGCAACGATAGACCCGCAGAAGCTCTACCGGGCACGCGGGTATGCGGACCAGACGAGAGACTATGTAGGGCAGCAAGTGGGAAGGCCCAAGAAAGCAACCGACCCACTCTCCCCCACGGGCTTCTCATGGGTATGGTATGACGCGCTCGGCAATGAGTTGAAGCGCCAGCCCAATGCGCCTGCCGAGGGTGGGGCGGGGACTACAGAAACATCTAGCACGCGTGAGCAGAGAGTCACTATTGCTGGGCCAAATGGTGAGCAGATCATTGTCAAGAAGCCGTTCAGCACCTCGACCAAGGTAACCAAAACCCCCCGTGGCTTGACTGCCCTACCTGCCCCTCCGACTGCTGGAGCAGAAGCCGGTGCGAAGACGGGCGGTGCCCACACCCCCACCTTTGCCCCTGCGA